AGGTAGTTAAATCAATGACTTAGAGCGATACACCAAAAAAAGTGAAGTGTAATGGGTGTAATGGTATAGACAATGGTTAAAAAGTGTCATATACTCGCGCGCGCGTGAGAGAGAGAGAGAGAGAGAAGAGAGGGCTGGAAAAAGGCTATGGGGCCATTGGGTATGCCCTTTGGTATGCCCTTTGGTATGCCCTTTGGTATGCCCTTTGGTATGCCCTTTGGTATGCCCTTTGGTATGCCCTTTGGTAGGCCCTTTGGTAGGCCCTTGGGTAGGTAGACTTTTTTGTTAGCCAGGGCTTGCAATTCTCTCATTGTGTGCTATAGTGTGCTCACCGTAACACTTTAGAAAGAAGAAAATGCCTGACAACGTACAATTCTCGCTCGACATCGAATCCGCTCACTTTGCCGCTGTGGCTGTTTTTCGCGCAAAAAAGGACGTCAGGGTTTATCTGCAGGGGGTTGCTCTCGATTGCGGCCCGAGCGGCGCTTACATCGTTGCAACTGATGGGCATGCGGTCGCTGTGCACAAAGTAACGTCGGACCCGCTGCCCTCGGTGTCGATCATCCTGCCCGAGATGCTTGCCGCCCGGATCGAAAAGGCCAAGTTTGACGCGGTACGCCTAAGCTTTGAGGGTCCCGCCGGTATTTTCTCAGGCGAAACACGGCGCAAAATTACCGCATTGATTGATGGCGCGGCGGTCACGGTCGAAGAAATGGAGGGGCGCTATCCAGACTGGCGCCGAGTTGCGAAGCACACTCCAGCTGACGCGATCCGGTTCTACAATGCCGACCTTGTGGCCAAGGTTTACAAAGCAAGCGCAAAATTCCGGGGCAAAGACAAGAACTTTGCGGTTATTCATCCGGGCGGCGATGGTCCGGGGTTCGTCTCGCTCGACCATGGCGCGCGTACCTGTGCGTGGGTTATGCCCCTACGCCTTGCCCCGACCGACCTTCCGTCGGCTCCCTCGTTTACCTTTTGACAATCGCAGGGATTAGTGCTACAGTGTAGTCACTCCGGGCCAATACCGGCCCGGAGCATACAGCAAGAAAGGGTAAAACAGCATGAGTAAGCACGCCCAATCGTACAAAGACAACAAGCCAAAAAAAGACTCGCACGTTGCCGGCTTTATCGGCATGCTGGTGTGCGCCCTGCTGATTTATATGGCACTAATCGCCCTTGGCGCGGCTGACAATTCGTTTTTTGCGATGCTCCCGCGATAAGGGTTGACCCATGAAAAACCCCGTCAACACCGCATCAGATAGTGCGATCGCTACCCTCGTTTATCTTTGCGCCCTTTTCGCGTTTGTGTGGGCGGTGTCGCACGTAGTTCGGGCCATGCGATTGATTCTCTGACCCTTTTCATCGTTTTTTGCGAAGTTTCGCGCACAGACGCTCAGGTTTTTCCTGAGCGTTTCGCATTGTGAAACGCACTATTTACGAAGTTTCGCGCACAGACGCTCAGGTTTTTCCTGAGCGTTTCGCATTGTGAAACGTTCTAACTAGAGGCAAACGCCCGTTTCCCTGGCGAATAGAACGACCGTTCTAAACCTGTCCCCTGGTCCCTGCCCTTTTCTCCGTGAACCTTGCCCGGTGTCGCGTGCATTGCTTCACGTGAAACATTCCCCGCTTGCATCCCGGATCGTTCTGTGGTACAGTGTGCACACGTGTCTGCGATACCCGCGGATCGAGAAAAACAGAAAGGGATTTTATGATAAAGAAACACACGCCCGGACCGTGGATCGTTGCCCGAGATATGCGCGGCACGGGGAATATGCTCGTTGACGGTGTCGTAGACTCTGAGGGCCGGGGGATCGCAAACTGCGGCACGAATGGGGCGGCTAATGCCCGCCTGATCGCCGCAGCGCCTGAATTGCTCGAAGCGCTGCGCGCGCTGCTAGATGATCAACAGGATGCAAGCTTGCCGGTTTTGGCCCGAGCGCGCGCGGCGGTCGCAGCTGCTACGGGCGAAAAAATCGAGTGAAGCGCCCCGCGAAACTCGATCCGGACCCCGCAAACTGCGGGGTTTTTTGTTCGTGGCCCATCGATCCGCGCACCCAGTACCGCGCGCCAGGGTCCCGATTCGCGGTTTGGTTTTACTGGGGCGATGCACAAACGAAAAACCCCGCGGTTCGCGGGGCTTGGTTCATGGTGCGGGGTCACTGGGGGCTACAGAGCCGCCCACCTTCGTTCGAAGGTAACGTCATAGTCACGACCAAAGCAAGCCGTCACCCAGTGCACTAGGGTCTCGGTTGCGCCATCGATCTCGATGGTGCCCTTTCCGAGGTACCTTCCAAACAGCGAGCGCTGCTGAGCGGCGGGCAATTTTCCTTTCCACGTGCCCGTGCAGCTCCCTGTCTGTTCGGTTAGAAAAAGGGCAAGGCTTGCGGCATGGTCAAAATTCAGCAGGGCACCCATTCTCTCTTTCCTTCCTGTCTTTCTAGCGCCCCGCGAATCGCGAGGCATGCCCACACTATAACGCACACTGCGACACAATGCAAGGGCCGCGCGGCTTGATTCGCGGGCCGCTGTGCTCGAGCCACCGATTCGCGCGCCAAGGCGCCCGGAGCGAGGACCCCGGCCCCCGGGCCCCAAAAAACGGGCCGCCTTGCCTGACGCGAGGGCTTGGGCTCAATTTCACGCGGTCCGTGGGCCGTGAAACACTCCCCAATAAACCCACCCCCTTAACATATAAACACAAACGCGTATAATTTTTATACAATCCAAAACACTTTTCATCGTATCGTCCACAACGAATGAGTAACTATGCTGACGACATTGAAGCGGAGCGCTTGAGGCTTGAGTATCGGCTCGCGCAGCTTGAGACTCAGGACAAGGCTCGTGGCAGCTTCATTGATTTCGTGCGGTATGTCTGGCCGGATGCCATTCTTGGCGAGCATCACAAGCGGATGGCGGATGCTTTTGACAGGGTGGCCAATGGGACGTTGAAGAGGTTGATCATTAACCTTGGTCCGCGACACACGAAGAGTGAGTTTGGTTCGTATCTTTTCCCTGCGTATGTCTTGGGCCGTGGTCCGCGGCTCCAGATCATTGAGGCGACGCACACGGCTGAGTTAGCGGTGAAGTTTGGTCGGAAGGTGCGTGACCTTGTGGATTCGAGTTCGTACAAGGAGTTGTTCCCTGATGTGGCGTTGAAGCAGGACAGTAAGGCTGCTGGCCGGTGGGACACGAACCGTGGGGGGAGTTATTTTGCGGTGGGGGTTGGTGGTGCTGTCACGGGCCGTGGTGCGGATTTGTTGATCATTGATGACCCGCACTCGGAGCAAGATGCGCAGTCCGATTTAGCGTTGGAGAATGCGTGGGATTGGTATCAGAGTGGTCCGCGTACTCGATTGCAGCCTGGAGGGGCTGTAGTGTTGATCATGACCCGCTGGGGTACGAAGGATTTGACGGCGCGGTTGCTCAAGGCGCAGAAGTCTCGCAACGCGGACCAGTGGGAGGTGATTGAGCTTCCGGCTATTTTGCCGTCTGGTAAGCCGTTGTGGCCGGAGTTTTGGAAGATTGAGGAGTTAGAGGCTGTCCGGTCGTCCTTGTCGGTACAGAAGTGGAATGCGATGTATCAGCAGCAGCCCACGAATGATGAGGGGGCGATTTTAAAGCGGGAGTGGTGGAGGGTTTGGCAGTATGCTGATCCTCCTGAGGTGAATTACATTATTCAGACTTTGGATACGGCGTACTCGAAGAAGGAGACGGCGGACTTCTCTGTCATTGCGACATGGGGGGTGTTTTATCCGAACGAGGATTCTGGGGCGAACATCATTTTGTTGGATGTGTTTCGCAAGAGGATGGACTTTCCTGAGTTAAAGCGGGTGGCCAAGGAACAGTATGATCATTGGCAGCCGGACAATATGTTGATTGAGGCCAAGGCCACGGGTACGACTTTGCAGCAGGAATTGCGGCGTATGAACATACCTGTGACAATGTATTCACCGGGTGGGCGTCGCGCGGGGCAGGATAAGGTGAGCAGGGCACATTCTGTAGCGCCGATCTTGGAGTCGGGGATTGTTTGGGCTCCGGACACGGACTGGGCGGAAGAGCTTGTGGAGGAGTGTGCTGCGTTCCCGAACGGGGATAATGACGACTTGGTGGACGTGACCACCATGGCGCTTATGCGGTTCAGGCAAGGGAACTTTGTAACGCTTGGCACGGATGCCGACGACGATGATGAAGCCAGTGACGACGGTATCGTGCCGGAGTTTTACTGAAGGGGTTGTTTGGGATGGTAGCGAGCCTAGAGAAGCGGGGTGATTAGTTATGGCTGATGACTTCCAGGGGTATGGTTCGCCGAGGAATGTGGCGTCAAGCGACTTCCAGGGATATGTGCCGCCAAGGACGATAGCGTCAGGCATGTATGACGAGGGATTCTCGCGCCTTCCGACTCCGGCCGTTGCGGCTGCCCCTAGCCCTTCTGCCAAGTCGAAGGCAGTAGCTCCGGTCACGCTTCCTCCTGGAGGGCTGTACGTACCGGATGTCGGGCCTAGTTCTGGTACGGCCACGGGTACGTTGTTCCGGAGGCAGAGGACTCCTACGCGGTTTGTGCCGTTCGTATCAAGGCCCGAGGCTGTTGGGACTCCTGCCCCTGCCCCTGCCCCTGTTCAGTCCATCCCTGTAGCCGCGCAGCGCGCACCTTTGCCCATGGGCCAAGCTGCCACGGCCATGGGCCATCAGGCGTTGTCGCCGATCCGTGCGCAGTTAGAGGCCCTTGGAGCGCGCAGCGTGGCGCAAGGACAGTCCATCCCTGTGCAGAGTTATGTTCCGCAGGCCATGGCGTCGTATTCACCGTATCAGGGTATTGCCCCGATTGGGGCGGTAGGTCCTGTGGGTACGGCATCGCAGGCCATGGCGGCGATGCCTGCGATGCCTACGGATAGTTTCTTTGCGTTGAATCGTCAGCCTGGGGCGTTGCCGTTTATGGGGATGCCTGCGCAGCCTCCGATGGGTCAGACTGCGCAGCAACTATTGGCGCAGCAGCCTAATTTGTCTCCTGGCATGCTTGGAGGGGTGCAGAATGCTGGGGTGATGACGGACCGGCTTGGCAATCGCATTTTTGCTCCTGTCGCGGGATTCGCGACGGGTGGTGAGGTTGAGGCGGAGCAGGTTCAGTCGATGCAGCAGGAAAGCGACGGCGAAGGCGAAGGCTATGGGGACGAGAACGGCGAAGCGCGGCGCATGCTTGTGGCGATGCATAGGCGTCGGACACGCGAAGCTGGAGGAGCGCAGGCGCCAAAGACCTTGACCATGGAGCTTGCACCGATCCCGGAGATGATGCAGCAGCAAAAGCAGCAGCCTAGGACGGCGAAGGCGGAGCTTCTTGCGTTGGCCAAGCAGCTTGAACTGAAGAAAAAAGCGTATCAGGACAGTGCCAAGGGGCTGCAGAAGGACGCGTTTGGCGCGGCGACGTTGGAGCAGCCTGCGCTGACCAAGGATAGATTGTCGGTAAAACGCTTTGCCAAGGGCGGAGCAGCGCGAAACGCGTAAGGACACAGCATGCCAATTGATAAAGCACTCAACCAAGCCCCTGTCATGGAGGTGGTCGTAGGGCTTCCTGAGCCAGAAATGGACGTGGAAGTGGTCATTGACGATGACGGTGGGGCTACGATTGAGATAGGGGAAGACTCCGATAAGGAAGTGGACTTCTACGCTAACTTGGCTGAAGTCATTGAGCCTGAGGAATTGAGTCGGATTGCGTTAGACGTGTCCGAGTTGTTCGAGGCGGATAAGGCGTCCAGGTCGGACTGGGAGTCGATGTACTCCAAGGGCCTTGATCTGTTGGGCTTGAAGCTTGAAGAGCGCTCGAAGCCCTTTAAGGGTGCTTCTGGTGTGGCGCATCCGATGCTCACAGAGGCGATTGTGCAGTTCCAGTCGCAGGCGTTCAAGGAGTTGTTGCCGGCTGGAGGCCCTGTCCGAACGCAGGTGGTAGGCAAAGAGACGGTGGAGAAGTGTCAGCAGGCATCGCGCGTGCAGGACTTCATGAACTACCAGATCACTTCGGTCATGGAGGAGTACACACCGGAGTTTGATCAGCTACTTTTCTACGCCGGATACGGCGGCTCGGCCTTCAAGAAGGTTTACTACGACTACAACCTTGGCCGAATGGTGTCCAAGTTGTGTCTGGCGGACGACGTTTTCATCCCGTACAAGGGTTCGAGCGTCTTGAGCCAGTGCCCGCGGATCACGCATCGTATCGCGATGGACTTAAACGAGTTCAGAAAGCGCGTGATAGCTGGGGAGTACCTGGAACTGAGCGAATCAGAGCAGGGAATGGTGGATACACCGAGCCAAATTCAGGCTGCGGTGGACAAAACAGTGGGAACGCACGCTTCCGGCATTAGCGGAGAGGTGTTTTTGCTGGAAATGTTGATTGACCTGGACATTCCTGGGTTTGAGGACGTTGATTCGGACGGAAATCCTACGGGAATCAAGCTTCCATACGTCGTGACGTTGTCGGAAGATTCACTAAAGGTGGTCGGAGTACGTCGAAACTGGCGCGAAGGCGACAAACGCAAGCTTCGGAAGAACTATTTTGTCCATTATGTGCTGATTGAGGGTCCAGGCGCATACGGATTGGGTTTTGTACATCTGATTGGAAGTTTGTCCAAGGGTGCGACCAGTGCGTTAAGGCAGTTGATTGACGCTGGAACGCTCTCGAACCTTCCAGCGGGGTTCAAGGCTAAAGGAGCGCGGATCGCGAACGATTCTGCGCCAATTGAGCCGGGTGAATGGCGGGACATTGACGCGGGAGGCGCGGAACTTTCGGCTTCGCTCATGCCTTTGCCCTACAAAGAGCCCAGTCAGGTGCTGTTTACGCTGCTTGGCTTCCTGGTGGACTCTGGAAAACGGCTGTCTAGTACCGCGGATATGCAGGTTGGGGACGGAAACCAGTACGCGCAGGTCGGAACGACGCTTGCGCTGCTGGAACGGGGCTCAATGGTCATGTCTAGCATCCATAAACGGATGCATTACGCGCAAAGCCTGGAGTTCAAGCTGCTGTTTGAGGGGTTTGGCACGTTTTTACCGGACGAGTATCCGTACAACGTGCCTGGGGCGAGCCGCAAGGTCAAGCGTTTGGACTTTAGCGACGCTGTGTCCGTCTTGCCTGTGGCGGACCCTAACATTTTCAGTTCGGCACAACGCGTTCAACTTGCGCAGATGCAGTTGCAGCTTGCGCAAGGCGCGCCAACCATGCACAACATGTATGAGGCGTATTACAGGGTGTACGCATCGCTCAATGTGCGGGACATCGACGGGATTTTGTTGCCCCAAAACAACCAAATGCCGCGTGATCCGGCGTCCGAGAACGCCAGTGTCTTGAACAACATGCAGTTGAAGGCGTTTGCGGGACAACAGCACGACGCGCATATCGCCACGCACCTTATGATGGGCATGTCTCCCATCTTGCAGGCCAATCCTGTAGCAGCAACGATGCTGCAGGCCCACATTCTTGAGCACATCCGGATCAAGGCGGAAGAGGACGTGGAAGCCGATCTGTTCAAGGCATATGGCACTGATCCAGACCGAATGGTCTCGGCAATCCAGAAAGAAGGCATGGTCGCCATGCGGATCGCGCAGTACATGAAGGATGTGCGCGACATGCAGGATCAGCTTATGGGTGGTCCAGGCGAAGACCCTATTGTTGCGCTTAAGCAACAAGAATTGCAGCAAAATGCACAGGCTGATCAAGCTGACAACGCTGTAGCAATGCAGAAGTTGGCTTTGGAGCAGCAGAAAATGCAGCAGCGGGGCATGTTTGAACAACAACGGCTCGCGATTCAGGCTGCGAAAACCCAACCTAGAGGCCCAGGAGCACAAAATGCCGCTTAAGCGTGGTTCTAGTCAGAAGACTATTGGATCGAACATCGGGGAGATGGTTCGTTCATTCAAAGAAACAGGAAAGCTTGGTACAAGTCGCCCGAAGACTAAGGCTGCTGCGGTAAAGCAAGCGGCGGCCATCGCGTATGCCAAGGCAGGCAAAACACAGAAGAAGGCTTCTGGGGGCGCGGTCCGTGGTCCGGCTAAGGTTGTTAAGAAGAAAGACGGAAATCGTTCGGTAAAGTTATACTAACTAGTATTCACGCCCTCAGTCGATGCGTTAATCGACTGCTTCTCATGGAATAGACCATGCTAGAGTTTGCAGAAAAAGTGCTTAAAGAAATTAGAAAGCATCGCCAACACTCGCAAGATATCGTGCTGAGTGGGGGCATTTCTGACATGGAGCGTTATCGCTTCATGATGGGAAGACTTGAGGGCTTGTCCATAGCAGAGGAGTCAGTCAGGGAGCTATTGAAGAACCTGTCTGAGGAATTTGACGAAGATGAATAACCCCAAGGAGCCTGTAGTGGAAACAGCAGAAATGACCCCGTTAGAGCGCAAGTGGGCTGAAGAAGCCGCCAATCGACGGCCTGTCCTGGAAGACGCATACACGGAAGGCGGATTCGATCCGGCCAAGCTTAGTCAATCTGTGGTTGACGTGATTCCTAAGCCTACGGGCTGGAGGATCGCGATTCTCCCGTATCGAGGCGCAGAGAAGACCAAGGGCGGGATCGTTTTGGCAGAGGAAACTCAGCGTAAGACGCAGCTTGCCACCGTCTGTGGATACGTCCTCAAAGTAGGGGACCTTGCCTACGCTGACGAGATCAAGTTCCCGACAGGTGCGTGGTGCAAGGAAGGCGATTGGATCATCTTTGGTCGCTACGCAGGTGCGCGTATTCCCATTGATGGCGGGGAGATACGGCTGATTAACGACGATGAGGTATTGGGCGTCGTTAATAACCCAGAAGATATTTTGCACATGTAAGCGGAGCACAGAACATGCAAGAGAACCAGGAAGCGGAATTTAAGATTGGTGAAGACGAGAGCCCAGCAGAAGTCGCAATTGGGGAAGACGGAAAGGCAGAGGTTCTTGAACAGCAGAGTGAGCCCACTGCTACCGAATCACGTGATCAAGGTGCTGCAGATAACCGCAGTGAAGTGGACGAGTACAGCGAAAACGTCCGAAAGCGCATCGACAAGCTGACGGCCCGTCTGCGTGAGACGCAGCGACGGGAACAGGCTGCACTGGACTACGCGAAGAGCGTGCAGGCTCGCGCCCAGCAGCTAGAGCAGCAGTTTCTGGCGACCGATCAGCAGCGTGTGACGGAAGCAAAAGGGCGTATTGAGACTCAGACAGTTGCTCTCAAGCAGATCATCCGCAAGGCCCGTGAAGAAGGGGACCTGGACACTGAGACTGAAGCCATGCACCGGCTGGCGTTGTTGACCAATGAGCAGGTTAGCGTGCAGGCGCAAAGCGCGCAGCGTGAAGCGTATCAGCAGCAGCTTGAGACGCAGCAGCCGGCACAGGCAGCACAGCCGATCACGCAGCCCGTTCAGCGCAGGGTTGATCCTCGCGTTGAAGAATGGGCGGAAAAGAACTCCTGGTATGGCCGTGATACGGCAATGACCCATGCTGCATGGGGCATTCATAAGCAGTTGATTCAGAATGAAGGGTTTGACGCGAGTTCTGACGAGTATTACCATGAATTGGATCGTCGAATCCGCGACACTTTTCCACACAAGTTTCAACAGGAATCGACTGCTACACAAAACAGACCACAGCGAAACGTGCAGGCTGTGGCACCTGCGACCCGATCTTCCGGGGTATCGAATGCACGCCGCACGGTAAAACTGACACCTAGTCAGGTTGCTATCGCCAAAAAACTTGGTGTTCCGCTTGAGGAATACGCTAAGTACGTGAAGGAGTGAGTTATGAACGACACCGTTAATCCAGCCAGCAAACGTCTTGCACGCGAGTCAGAATCCCGCGCCCTGAATATGCGTCGTCGTCCGTGGGCTCCGCCTTCCCGTCTTGATGCTCCACCGCCGCCTCCCGGATACAAACACCGTTGGATTCGTGCCTCGACTGTTGGCGTTGAAGACCGCTCTAATGTGGCTGGACGTTTACGTGAAGGGTATGAGCTGGTCCGCGGGGAGGAATACCCTGACTATCAGGTCCCGACTGTTGACGATGGCAAGCATGCCGGCGTCATTAGTGTGGGGGGCTTGATGCTGGCACGTATCCCTGTAGAAACGGTGGAAGAGCGCAACGCGTATTACAACGATCGGGCCTCCGACCAACTCCAGGCCGCTGACAACGAGCTTATGAAGTCCAATGCTCATTCGAGCATGGTGATCACGAGGCCTTCGCGAAAATCGCGGGTGTCTTTTGGTAGCTCACGAGGCGGCTAATCCAAAATCTTAGAGGAATAGTCAAATGCCAAACGTAGATAAGGCTTTTGGTCTGCGCCCTATCGGTAATCTCTCTGCTACTGGTGGTCAAAAACAGTACAGCTATGAGATTGCGGATAACCAGTCCGGAGCAATTTATCAAGGTGACTTGGTTACCGTTTATGATGGTTACCTCGTCAAATTCTTACCTGCTACGCACACCGCCGCTGTGGGTGTGTTCAACGGGTGTAACTACATTGACCCGACTTCGGGCAAGCCGACCTGGAAGAACTACTACCCCGGTTCGGTCAATATCACGTCGGGCAAGATTCTTGCCGAGGTGCTTGACGATCCGAACCAGTTGTTCTTGATTCAGACTGATGGTGCGTTCGTTCAAGCCAACATCGGCAAGAACGCTGACGTCGTCGGAACGGGTGGAAACACCGCGACCGGTGTCTCTACTATGGAGCTGGCATCTTCGACCATTGCCAAGACTGCCGCACTGAACCTCAAGATCGTTGGTTTGTGGGACGCCCCAAGCAATGAGCTCGGCACCAATGCTGTCGTTGTGGTGAAGATTAACGAACACGCCTACGGCAGTGCTGGCGTTGCCGGACAAGGAGTCTAACTCATGGCTATTTCACGTTCCCAACTAGTTAAGGAATTGGAGCCCGGTCTGAACGCCCTGTTCGGTCTGGAGTACAAGAACTACGAGAACCAACACGAGCAGATTTACACCATGGAAACTTCGGACCGTGCGTTCGAAGAGGAAGTGATGGAATCAGGCTTCGGCGAGGCTCCGGTGAAGAATGAGGGCGCTGGTGTTGCATATGACCAAGCGCAGGAAACCTACACCGCGCGGTACACGCACGAGACCATCGCCCTGGCGTTCTCGCTGACTGAAGAGGCCATTGAGGACAACCTCTATGACCGTCTGTCGGCACGGTACACCAAGGCTTTGGCCCGTTCGATGGCTCAGACCAAGCAGATCAAGGCGGCAGCATTGCTCAACGGCGCCTTTACCACCTCCATCGGTGGTGATGGCAAGGCGTTGTGCGCGGTTGACCATCCGACGCTGAGTGGCCCTGATCTGCGTAACACGCTGTCTACCCAGGCGGACCTCTCCGAGACCTCGCTTGAGCAGGCAATGATTGATATTGCAGGCTTTACCGATGAGCGTGGCCTGAAGATCGCGGTTCAGGGTCTCAAGCTGATCATTCCCAAGGAACTGATGTTTGTGGCTGATCGGTTGCTTGAGTCGTCGCTCCGTCCTGGCACGGCAGACAACGATATCAATGCGCTGCGCAACAAAGGTATGTTGCCCCAGGGCTATGTCGTGAACAACTTCCTGACGGATCCGGACGCATTCTTCATCAAGACGGATGCTCCGAATGGCATGAAGGGTTTCACGCGTGTGGCGATGAAGACCGGTTTCGAGGGTGACTTCGACACGGGCAACGTGCGCTACAAGGCTCGGGAGCGCTACTCGTTTGGGTTCTCCGATCCGCGCGGCTTGTTTGGCGTGTCGGGTGCCTAAGCACTAGTAGTGTGTTTTTTGAAACACCATCCGCAAATACTTGCGGATGGTGTTCAAAGACTGCCGTATACTTGCGCGGCAGCAAGAAAGACTAAGAAGGTTAGAAATACTTTGGGCTAGGCAGTACTGATTGCATGGTGACATGCATCGCCACAGCTTAGGCGTTTGTCAAGAAAGCAGCGCCCATCAGGGCCTGAGCAGTATCTTTACCTGCAAGGGGGAAGTATGGCCAGTAGTACGTTTTCAGGTCCTATTCGTGTTGGGACCAAACGTGATGCTCCCGATGCGAACATCGGGCATGTTGTACTGTCGCAGTCGTACGACACAGGCTCTTTGGCAGGTTTCCCTGTTGGAAATATAGACGTCAAACTCGGGACGCTTCCGGCATGCGCGCAGGTTGTGGATATTGTTGTCGACCAGGTCGTGGCGGCAACCGGGGGCACCACTACGCTGTCCGTGGGCACCGCTCCGAGTGGAGCGCAGCTAATGGCAGGGGTCAACACGTCTGCCGGGGGCCGGTTTAGGGGAGTGGCCACTGCCGCGACTCAATTGGCGTGGATCACGAACCACTCTGATACGCCTGTATGGGCCAGAATAGCCATTGGAACCGCCGCTTTGACGGCCGGAAGAGCTGTGATTACGGTGCTTTACGTTCAAAAGTAGCATGTGATTGACTATTTTGCCGCGTACTGTTAAAAGAGTAGCACCGGGGTCATTCGGTGCCACTGACAGGTTCCCGGCCTGACGACATGCAGACAGTGGTCCCATAACTCGCATGTGAGGAACCGCAATGTCTGCTACGCATTATTCAGGCCCGCTTCGTTATTCTGGTAAGGGTGACACCGGAGCATGGGGCACGAGCCTTGCCATCGGTATCGACACCGATTTAGTGTCGTTCATGGACGACTTTCTTTGTGTCGCGCTAGATACCACCAACAACTGGACCGTTGTCAAAGACACTGGAGCAGCTGCCGCAATCGGCGCTGACACACTGAATGGTGTTTTGACCCTCACGTCCACCGCTACCACGGACAATGACGGGGCGTCGGTCCAGGGTAATGAGGTGTACAAGGCGCGCGCGGACAAGTCGTTGTGGTTTGAGACGCGTCTTCAGTGTACAGATGCTGTACAGACTGACATCTGCGTCGGTCTTACGACCAATTTTGTGACCAACCCAGAGGCGATGCTCACGGCGCCTGACCGGATCGTCTTTCAGATTGACGATGAAAACTCGTCCATTCTTTGTAAGACCGAGGTAGGGGGCGTTGAGACGTCAACCGATTCCGGTATCGATTTGGCTAACAACACGTACGTGACCCTTGGGTTTCGGGTGATCGGCACGGGCCAAGTACAATTCTTCGTGAACCGCGAACTGGTCGCCACGCACACTACCAACATTACCCAGGAAGAACTTGCGTTGGCCGCGATGTCGTTGTCAGGCAATGCTACTGGTACGCGCGTGACTACCATTGACTATCTGTTCGCGGCTCAGACTCGATAATTGAATCAATTGGCGCCACCCATGTTGCGCTGGAAATAGAGGACAAAAGCAATGAGTTTTGCACCTTTAATCGATGCGGACAGTGGAAGGTCTTCCTCTTGGAAGGCAAAGAACAGCGCAGCGTATGTAACGCAGGTCAATCCAACGACTGGCTTACCGTATACGACCGCTACGGGTGGCGCCCCAGTTTCAATTGTTAGTTCAGGAGGCACTGAGGCAGGAGTCAACTACCTCGGCCAACTTCGCGTTCGCGCTGAATCGACTTCCTTGTTTACAGAAGAGTTTGATTCTCTAGACACGGTCAATCGGTGGACGACCAAAACGTCTGGCGGGTCGGTGAGTGCAGCGGCAGGGGCATTGACCGTAAATGGAAGTACCACCGCCAATGCTTGGGGCGGACTACAGTCTCAGCCCACATTCCAAGCGATCGGGCTGAACTTTTTAGAGTTCGGTGGCGTGTTCATGTTTCAGAATACGACCATTGCGAACACTAAACGATTCTTTGGGATGGGGACCATTCCGACAACTCCGACGCTGACTACTCCTATAACGGATGGTTTTGGCTTTGAGTTAGACGGAAGCGGGCAGCTGTGGGCGGTGTTGTACGAGTCTGGCGTACGTAGCCCTCGTTCTGTAAACATTACCGCGCTCGCAGGTCTGGCAAACAACGTCCCTATTCCCTTTATCATTGGACGTCGTGCAGATACGTTGCTTTTTTATGTAACGACGAATCAGAAGCCTGACGCAGTAATTCCGCTCCCAGGGCTGGATGTTACGGCGCTTCCCCTGGCCTTTCTGGCTGTCAACGGTACAACTGCCCCTGCTGCCGCTCCGACCTTCCTCTGTTTTGGGGTTGGAGTTGGTGACACAGGGTGTAATGCTGGCAGCATCAAAGACCCTGTGAATCCTTTCTGGCAGGCCGCAGTTACCAAGCCCAATACGGCAGTCACGGCTAACCAATCAGCGCTTGCGGTGTCGGTGCATCCGAACAGCCCGCTTCCGGGGAAGATCACAAGTAAGTTCCGCGAGGCGTTTGAAGCCTACGCCCCAGGAACCCGGTGGGTTGAGTCTAAAGCCGCCGGTGATCTGGTGTATGTAGACGGCAACGCCGCCGCTGCGTCTTATCTTGTCATCAGCAAAGACCCCCTGACAGCAGGCACGGAAACGTCTGTTGAATCGCTTCTGAACTTCAAGCTCCCAGTCGAAGTAGCTTTTGGTTTGAGCATGTCCCAACGAGCGCTTGGCCAAGAGTTTGCGGTCGAGGTTGTTGACACCCAGTCATTGATCCCTGCTGTTGCCGATCTTGAGATATCGTCGATCACGCAAACCACAACGACACTCACTATCGACACTGTGCTGCCGCATAACTTAAGCGTCGGTCGGTCAATCGGAGTGCGTGATTGCTCGAATCCGGTGGCCAACTACCCGGCGCTTACGGTTGCAAGCGTCCCAAGCCCGACTCAGATTACCTGTACGTCCGGCCCTGGTGGCACGATTGCATCGCAGACGATCACCAACCCGGCTGGTGCCAAAGGCTTTATTTATTACCGGGAACGGTTGGGTCGTGCTCAGAACGGTGTCGCTCAGATTTTTGAAAACGCAACGGTCACTAACGCATCGCTTTATATCCGCTCCGAAGCTGGCGACGTTTCTCCGTCTGGCAACGTGAACGCTTCACATAGCATTACGGTTGGCACCACGGCATCGATTGCTACGGTTTCTTCGGCCAATCAGTACGCCTTCTCGCCTACGACTGAGTATCGATTCTTAATTCAAGCTGACCGCACGCAGTGGGCTGACTCGGCAGTCGATTCTGTTGCGCAAAGTTCATCGCGGCTACTTCGCACGCAAGTCTGTCCGGACCCTGAGCCGAGTTATAAGTTTCGCATCCGTGCAACTAATAACAAAGGACGCACGGTCCCTGGTGCTCAGATCGTTTCGGCGGTCAAAACCGGCACGACCACGGCTACGATCACAACTGATGTCGCGCATAACCTTACCGCAGCGGACCCGGTAGTCATCTACGGTATCCGCGATCAAGCTGCGGCAAGCTTCCCGAACTTGTTAACGGCAACGGCTGTCGCATCGGTCGTGGATGCAACGACATTCACTATTGTCATTGGTACGGCGTCAACGGTTACGTCTTATGGTGGTTATGTTGCCAAGGTGCAAGGCGGCAACCTAATGTCGGCGCTCGGGGCCGTCACGATGGCCGCCCAAAGTGCCACGTTGACTACTTTGGCCGATGGGACGCGGCAACTTACCATCGTAGGCAGCGCAAACTGGGCTGGTCTTGTCATCGGTGACACTGTTAACTTGGTCGGAGTGCGCGACGTAGTTGCCGGAGCTACGCTCGGGATTGACGGCGCCTGGAAAGTAGCATCGTTTGCGACGACCAATCTGGTGCTGGTGCTGCCGTTTGCCGGAAGCATGACCTTGCCGGCTGACTTTACCTCGACAAACTGCGGTGGTGGTGTCATCAAGCGCACTGAATTGCGCTTGTCGTTTGTCCGTGTGTTCGACTACGAGCGCGAGCGGGTTGAACTGCTGGCCCGCCCTTCGGGTGACTTGTCGGGGTCGGTGCCGGTAGTTGTACAAGGCGGTACGACGGCGGTGACGGGCACGCTTACGGGTGTGACTACGGTTACTACCGTGACCACGGCAGGCACTCCGACCGCCCCCGCAACCCCTTACTTCCTCAATTCTGCTGCCAGCACCAACGGCGCTTTGATCCTGACCGGAACCTCTGGCTTGCAAGCGTTTTTTGCGACCAACATCGGTGCAAGCGATGCGTGGGTCAAGCTGTACAACAAGGCGACCGCACCGACGGTCGGTACTGATGTGCCTGAAATGGTGATCCGGGTTCCGGCTAATGGCCAAGCGGAACTCACGCCAGGATTTAACGGTTATCGGTTCCCGCTGGGCCTTGGCATTGCCATCACAGGCTTGGCGGCCGACACCGACACTACGGCAGTGGCAGCCGGTCAGGTTAAGGTCAAACTGTCGCGGACGGTCTAGCATGGCTACCTATGTAGTGATAGAAGCCACCCCTATCTACTACGTCATAGACGTAAGTTTTTTGGGCATGACGTTTAGGCAGCTTATTGCTACTGAACTCCTGAACGGTAACCTGGACACTATGTTGCAGGCGTATGCCGATCAGTATGAGCATGACTGGCAGGCCATGCAGACCGAATCACTGCCCGCACCGGAGCCTGTCTGATGGCGGCCGCCAAGGACTCGCGCTTGGCGCGCGCTGGGGTAGCTGGGTTTAACAAGCCCAAGCGCACCCCGGCGCATCCGACCAAATCGCACGTTGTGGTGGCTAAGCAAGGCGACCAGATTAAAACAATACGGTTCGGCCAGCAAGGCGTGAGCGGATCACCTGCCAAGCAAGGCGAGAGCACGTCAGACAAAGCGCGGCGCAAGTCGTTTAAGGCTCGTCACGCTGCAAACATCGCCAAGGGCAAGATGAGCGCGGCTTACTGGGCGGACCGCGTGAAGTGGGTGTTTCTGGCGACTGTTGGAGTACAGGTATCCTGGTCCAGGTGGTTCTGGGAGTGGATTTTTCAAAGTATCTAGGGGATTATGATGGCAGGCAAAGGAATGGGAGCCGCGTCGCGCGGTGGTGGTTGCGTGGGTGGCGGTGCTAAGCGCAAGATGGGCCCTAAGATGGAAGAGACCACCGGGCCGGTTATGCTCAAGAAGGGCGGAATGGCCATGAAGGGCAAGAAGGTCAAAGGCTATCGCAAAGGCGGGATGTGTGACTAATGAGCACTTCAGGGACGACCACGTTTGATCTCGCAATTGATGACTTGATTGAGGAAGCGTATGAGCGCTGTGGCAAGGGAGCCAAGAGCGGTCATCAGCTTAATTCGGCGCGTCGTTCTTTGAACCTGCTGTTCTTGGATTGGTCGGTAAGAGGGCTTAATCTGTGGACCATTGAACAGGCCACGGCATCGTTGACTCAGGGAATGAATGAGCTAACGCTCCCTGCGGACACTGTCAATGTGCTTGAAACGGTGATTCGTCAGACTGTTCAGGGGGTTTCGACGGACATTCAGATTGAACGGATTGCCCGTGATGAATGGCTTGCCACCCCCAACAAGTCCGTTCAAGCGCGCCCATCGCAGTGTTACGTGCAGCGCGCGTCCCCGACCAAGGTGTTTTTCTTCCCTGCTGCGGATCAGACGTACACGTTTGTGTACTACAGGATTCGTCGGATACAGGATGCGGGTGACTACACAAACGTCGCCGACATAAACTTCCGATTCCTTCCGTCTCTTGTTTCGGGTCTGGCGTACTATTTGTCTCTGAAATTTGCTCCGGATCGTTCGGCTGCTCTGAAGGCGCTGTATGAAGAGGATTTTCAGCGCGCAGCCTTGGACGACCGGGATAACGCAAGTGCCAGATTCCTTCCTAGTATAGGGGGTTGACATGACGTTCGCGTCAGGCAAGTTCGCCTACGCGCTGTGCGATTACTGCGGGCAGCGGTACGGTTATTCGGAACTTAGGAAGAACTGGCGGGGGTTCAGGGTCTGTCCTGATGACTATGAACCTAAAGAACCGCAGCTTGAGCCGCGTAGGTATCACGGAGACGCGGTAGCACTTAGGGACCCTCGTCCGGATATAATTGAGCCTCCGAGCGTGGACCCGCAGTCCCCAGAGTATCTTTCATTCCAGAGCGTGGGCAGTGCATCTGGTACCACGGATATGCGTCCGTACCCTGTAGGATCGTGAGACCGTTATGACCTACGATGAACTTGTGACCAATGTTCGGCGGTACACCGACGTAGACTCGAATGTGTTTACGGCATCGGTCCTTGACACGTTCATCACGATGACCGAAGCTGCCATCCTTCGTGCAGTGGACCTGGATGTATTCAAGAAAGAGTTCTCTGGAAACCTTGTCCAGGGGAACAAGTTCCTGACGGCCCCCGCAGACATCCTGACTCATCGATACATGTCGATTACTGTTGGGACGGAACAGGTGTTCTTGGATTTCAGGGACGCGTCCTTTCTGACTGAGTATTGGCAGGATGCGTCCGTGACGGGCGTTCCAAAGTATTACTCGGTGTGGAACGAGGGCAGTTTTTACGTTGCCCCGACACCTGATCAAGCGTACGCGGTGAATGTCTCGTACATATACAAGCCTGCGCAATTGTCATCGTCCAATCAAAACACGTGGGTGAGCACTAATGCTCCTGACGCACTTTTGTATGGGACGCTGGTTCAGGCACATCTATTCAACAAAGGTCCATTGGACATGTTGGATCGATTTGAGGCCAAGTACAAAGAGGCGTTGCAGGGGCTTGGGATAGAGCAACAGGGCCGCCGCCGCCGTGACGAATACCAAGATGGGATGCTTCGCATTCCGCTGAAATCGGAGTAGGCGATGCCTAGTACCTATTCAACTAACCTAAAGATTGAGCTACAGGCCACCGGAGAAAACTCCGCAACTTGGGGCACGATCACTAACGCGAATCTTGGCACGGCGCTTGAGCAGGCGATTGTCGGATATGGCAATCCTGTGTTTGCTTCGGACGCTAACCTCACGTTGACCTATACGGACACCAATGCCGCTCAAGTAGCACGAGCGTTGGTTCTAAATGTCACATCTTCGGTGAGCCTGACGACGACGAGAAACCTTGTCGTACCGACCATTCAGAAGCAGTACATTGTCCAGAACAATACTACGGGCAGCCAGAGCATTCTGGTCAAAACGGCTGCGGGCACGGGCATCACGGTTCCTAGCGGGCGTAAGGCTCATCTGTATGTGGATGGCACGAATGTCATTCATATGTTCGACTTCGTGGACATCAACGGCGGGGCGATTGATGGCACACCGATTGGGGCGTCGACGCCTTCGACGGGCGCGTTCACTAACATCTCAGGCACTTGGGCCGGCGCGACGATTGCGATTGCATCTGGGGGCACCGGCGCGACCACCAAGGCTGCGGCATACGATGCGCTTTCCCCTGTTACGACGCTCGGCGATCTTGAGTATCGTGGAGCATCCAACACCGTCCGTCTCGCAGGCAATACCACTACGACCAAGCAGTTTCTGTCTCAGACAGGTGATGGCACGTTGTCTGCGGCCCCTGCGTGGGGTGCGTTGGCTAATGCGGACATTCCTGCTGCGCTCACTGGTAAAACTTACAACGCGCTGACGCTTACTGCCAATGCCACTGGTTTTTCGGTAGCTGGAGGCACGACAAGTAAGACCCTCACTGTAAGTAACAGCGTGACCTTGGCGGGCACTGACGGCACGACGATCACGCTGCCCGCTACCACGGGCACTGTGGCGCTCAACAACCAGACGTTGTTTGTTGGTACGACCAGCATCGCCATTAACCGTACGTCGGCTTCTCAGTCCCTGACGGGAGTGAGCATTGATGGATCGGCTGCTACCGCAACCAGCGCCACGCGAGCCACGAATCTTGCAGGCGGAAACAACACTACGTTGCTCGGGGCAATTGGGTATCAGTCAAACACTGATACGACCACGTTGCTTTCGCCCAACACCACTGCAACTAAGCAGTTCTTGTCGCAGACCGGCACGGGCACCAACGGGGCTGCTCCGGTCTGGAGTGCTTTGGCCAAGGCCGATGTCGGATTGTCTAACGTAGAGAACACAGCGCTGTCCACTTGGACCGGATCGACCAACCTGACCACGCTGGGCACGGTCGCCACGGGTACGTGGAACGCTACGACGATTGGCGTTGCCAAGGGGGGCACTGGCGCGACGACGGCTACGGATGCATTCGACGCTCTGTCCCCCGCCACTACGCTGGGTGACGTGATTTTCCACAACGGCACGGACAACGCGCGACTTGCTGGGAACACGACGACTTCGCGCAGGTTTCTTCGCCAGACTGGTACGGGTACGGTTTCTGCTGCACCTGCATGGGATGGCTTGGTTAATGGGGATATTCCGGCGGCATTGACGGGGAAGACTCTTGACGGAGTCACCTTATCGGCGCTTGCAACGGGGTTCTCGGTCGCTGGGGGTACCACCAGTAAGACCCTCACCCTCAACAACACGTTGACGTTGTCCGGAACGGATGGTTCCACGCTGAATATCGGCGGTGGCGGTACGTTAGGGACGGGTGCGTATGCCACGATTGCAAACTATGCATTGCTGGCGTCTCCTACTTTTACGGGCACCCCAGCGGCTCCAACGGCGGCGGTGGACACCAATACCACGCAGCTGGCTACGACTGCCTATGTGGTTGGTCAGGGGTATTTGAAGTCAGCCACGGCGAGTAGCACGTATTTGCCATTGAGTGGCGGAACCATCACGGGAACGCTGCGGGTGAATACCGGGGTCCAAACGGGCATCCGGATTGGCGCGGATTCTGGTCTCACGACCATAACGAACAATGCGCTAAAAGTCGGGGCGCTCTCCGTTCCCCACTATGTGAATGCCTCGTCGCCGATGGGGGTTATTGCAGGCGTCGCTACGGTATCTGACAACGTCGTTGAGGTTGGAGGCAATTCGGGGCTGCTGAATTCAGCTACTCAGATCAAGTTTTATACGGCAGCCACCAACACAACGGGCATTGGGACTGAGCGGGCTGCCATCGACTCCGCGGGCAATCTAGGCATCGGCAAGACCCCGGTGGCTGGCAGGGGAGTGTTGCAAGTCAACGGCAATGTCGAAGTCTTGTCGCTTAACGGTGGACAGCTTGCCGGCTTCCGCAACAAGATCATCAACGGAAAGATGGAGATCGCGCAGCGCGGGACGAGTTTTGCGGCCGCAGCCAATGGTGCGTATGCTTTGGACAGGTGGCGCGCCAACTATGCGACAAGCGGCGTTGTCACTATTTCGCAGCAGGCTGACTGGCCCTCTCCTACCGCTGACCAGTTCCAAAGCAGCCTTCGCGTCGCAGTGACAACGGCGGACGCAAGTATTGCCGCGTCAGACTTTTTTGTACTGTCGCAGCCCGTAGAAGGGTTTAATTCTCGGGAACTTGTTGGACGAACCTTTACCCTGTCATTCTGGGTGCGTAGCAGCAAGACCGGAACGCATTGCGTTGGGTTCACAAACAACGGCGGTGACCGGACGTATGTGGCTGAATATACGGTCAGTGTTGCCAACACGTGGGAACAAAAAACAGTCACCGTCAGCGGAGGGTTGATTACATCAGGCGGATGGAACTGGACAAATGGTATTGGTGTCCGGGTCTTATTCGCGTTGGCGTCTGGGTCCACATTTAATACAACAGCCGGCTCTTGGCAAACGGGGAGCTTTGCAGCAACAGCCAACCAAGTCAACTGCCTCGACACCGTGGGCAACATCTTTGCCATCACTGGCGTTCAGCTTGAAGTCGGATCAGTTGCCACGCCGTTCGAGCATCGGCATGTCGGTGCAGAGGTTTCCCTGTGTCGGCGGTATTTCGAGAACTTTAATTTCGGCGGCCTCCTGCTGTACAACCAAACTACTTCGGCGGCGCTTGGAACGTGGTTCTTCAAAGTTCCAAAGAGAACCAGTAACCCTGTTTTTTCATGGACGGGCACCCCAACTGCTGAGAACTCCTTAGCAACAATATCAAGCATCACGGCGGATAGAACGACCGACGATCATTTTCATTTTGTCCTGAACGGATCAGGCGCCGCAGCCGCAGGAACGTGTGGGAGACTGATAACGTCAACATCTTTGGTCTTTAATGCTGATGCCGAACTCTAACCCCACCCGACCGCATAGGTCGTAACCAGAAGGAATCTTCCACCATGTCCGATAAGAAAATTGAACTCTCCCTTGAACTGGTAAACGCGATTCTCACGTACTTGGGCGGTCGCCCTTACGTCGAAGTTGCGCCACTGGTCAACGAGATTCACGCACAGGGCATCGGGCAAATTTCTTCGCCTGAGCCGGTGGCGAGTGAAGACTTGGCCTAGAATTAGCCAGTGAGCCTGCACGGGGTAAGGTGACGATAATGCCTGTGAGTAAGCCTCCCTCTAAAGCACGGTCCACGGTCAACGCATCGGGGAATTACACCATGCCCAGCATGCGGAAGGCGCTTTTCGAGAAGATCAAAGCAGGCCCCAAGGGCGGTGATCCTGGGGAATGGTCGGCCAGAAAAGCGCAGCTATTGGCGCGTGAGTACAAGGCCAAGGGCGGTGGGTACAAGTCATGAAGGCCCCGCAGAAGTCGCTCAAAGATTGGACCGCTCAGAAGTGGCGTACGTCTGACGGTAAGCCCAGCAAGGGTAAAAAGCGGTATTTGCCTGATGCCGCGTGGGATGCGCTTACTTCAGGGGAGAAGTCCGCCACCAATCGGGCAAAATCCAAAGGCAACGCCAAGGGTCAGCAGTTCGTAAAGCAGCCCAAGCGTATCGCCAAGAAAACCGCAGGATATCGATAGGCCATGCCACTTTTGCGTTTAGCCCTGCGACCGGGCATCGACAAGCAGAACACCGAGTATGGTGCCGAAGGCGGCTGGGTGGACGGAGATTACATCCGCTTCCGGTACGGGCTGCCGGAGAAGATGGGCGGGTGGACGCACTTCAACAACCTGGAGGCGTACTTCGTTGGGTACACCAGCGAGGTGTTCACTTGGGCTGGGTTGGATACCACTCCCAAGGCGGTGATTGGCACGAATCGCAAGCTGTACGTGTACTACGGGGGCATATGGTCTGACATTACCCCGATTCGCAAGACGGCTACGGGCGCCACCTTCGATACCACGAATGGAAGCGCGGTGGTCTTGGTCAATGACACTGCACACGGGGCCGGTCAAGGTGATTTCGTAACGCTTTCCAGTGTCACGGGCAATCCAGGCGGGATTCCCAATGCGAGTTTGCAGAACGAATTCCAGATATCGCAAGTTCTGGACGTCAACAGGTACCTGATCACTTCTCCTGCTGCTGCGACGAGCACTGCTACGTTAGCCGGTAGTGCCAACTCCGCGTATCAGATCAGTGTTGGAGCGGATAAAGGGCTTGTGGACTTTGGATGGGGAACAGGTACCTGGGGCCTGTCAACGTGGGGCACGCCTCGTCCAGCGTCATCCGCCAACCAACTGAACCCTCGTATATGGCAGTTTGATTTGTACGGCGAGGATTTGATTGCTCAGATGGTCGATGGTCCCACCTATCAGTGGAAGCCAAGCCTGGGGGTTGGCACGCGTGCCACACTTGTCGCCGGGGCGCCTACGAAGAGTAAGTACGCGCTTGTATCCACTCCGGACAGACACCTAGTGTGCTTTGGCACTGAGGGTACTTTGGGCGATCCGACCACGAATGATCCGATGTATGTGCGGTTCTCCAGTCAGGAGGATATCGGGGATTTTGTGCCGAGTGCCACGAATACTGCAGGCGGCCAACGGCTTACGGACGGTAATACGATTGTCACGGCGACCCGATCTCGTGGACAAATTCTGATCTGGACTGACACTTCGCTGCATGGACAGCAGTTCCTTGGGCCGCCGTACACCTTTGGTTTTCAACAGTTGGGTGCAAACTGCGGATGTATCGGGGCGCACGCTGCGTTAGACGTGAACGGGGTGGCGTTCTGGATGGGCCGTGACGCGTTCTACATGTTCGACGGCTCGGTGAAGAAGATTCCGTGTACGGTGCAAGATTATGTGTTCCAGGACATCAATCTTGTACAGTCCTCGCAGACCCATGCGGGGGTGAACACGCAGTTCAATGAGGTGACATGGTGGTACTGCTCGTACACCAGCGACTTCATTGATCGGTTTGTGACGTACAACTACTTGGAAAACGTCTGGACCACGGGTTCCTTGGCTCGAACGGCTTGGATGGATATTGGAGCGCTGCCCAAGCCTATGGCGGCGGAGTATCTTCCGGATAGTAACGTCGCCCCGACGTACAACACCATTTACGGTCTGACAGCAGGTAGGACGCGGCTGTATACGCACGACGATGGGCAAGACGCGGCTGGTAGTCCGATCAATGCGTTCATTGCCTCGGGGTACTTTGACCTTGGGGACGGTGATCAGATGCTCATGATGAAGCGCTTTGTCCCGGATTTCAAAGATCAGGTTGGTAATCTGACCGTGCGGATATTATTGCGGCCTTTTCCGCAGGCAAGTGCCAGCCCAAGTTCATTGGACCCGTACGTCATAACGCCTACCACTCAGAAGGTAGACACCCGTGCGAGGGGTCGGCAGGTACAGCTACGTATCGAAAGTAGCGAATTGGGAAGCAGGTGGCGCTTTGGGACACTGCGAATTGACGCGCAGCCGGACGGGCTTAGATGAGCAAGATTAACAACGTACGTCTGCCTAACGCAGTCACGTCGGAGTACAGCCCGTCCCAGTTCAACCAGCTTATCCGCTCGTTAGAGCAGGTGATTTTCCAGCTTAACAACACCTACACGCCTAATGTTAGTGAAGACAAGGCGGCTGCGGCGGCGTGGTTGACGGGTGGTGGTGGTGCGGCTGGCGGTGGCTTTGCGGGTGGGATACGTGGATTTCAGCAGAGCAATGGGATCATTCTGCCCAATGCAATGTTTATCTCGGAAGCTGATCAGCCCAACGCGAGCATTACGGGGGAGAACCTTCTCACGTTCACTAGCGCCCCAGTATCTAATGGCGTCACTTTCACCAATAACAGCCGGATCAAGGTTCCCTGTGCAGGGCAATATCTTGTAACTTTCACGCTTCAGGCGACTAACCGGGGCAACACCGCGGCGGAGTTTGAGGTTTGGGCCAAGGATACTGGGGTGAACTACCCGCTGAGCAATACCCGGTTTGATATCCCTACGCGCAAAAGTTCGACAATCTGGTCACATGTCGTGCCCGCCATAACAGGTATCTTCTCTGTCGAAGACCCCTTTACGGATTATTTAGAGATTGCATGGTGGTCGGATAGTTTGGACGTGTATCTTGAGACGTATGCCAGTGGGGTATCTCCTACTCGGCCGGCAATTCCCTCGGTCATTTTGACGGTGAACTTTCTTTCGGCGAATTGATCATGGCCAATAAGTACCTTCGGAAGTGCCTGACGCCTGCGGCAGCGACCGAGACCACGATCTACACCACGCCTGACGCCAATACGGCGATGTTGTCATCGCTTCGTGTGACTAACAACAGCGCTTCGACCACTGCACTAACGGTGAAGCTTTACCCGCAGGGTGGGGCTACTGCATACACGCTACTCAAAGAGTATGCGCTGCCCACGAAGCAGACGATGGATGTATTCAGTGGGGTTACGTGTGTCCTGGAGGCGAGTGACGTGCTCAAGGTGTTGTCTTCGCAGGCCAGCGCGGATTTTGTCTTGTCTTACGCCGAAATAGACCGTACGTGACAAGTGGACAGGTAACGTCCGTGTATTGGATAATCAGCCTATAACGCGTCCTTTCCAGGCGCGCGGCCCGTTTGGGCTACTGGGCTAAACGGGAAAGGACAACTATGGCAGACGCAGGAATCATGGCGCTCCCGCAGGGGCAGGCCATGCAAGACGGAGCGGGGGCAATTCCCGCAATCAGCAGTTTTGACGCATACGACGCGGCACAGACAGCGCTGGGGCGGGTGAGCCCCGACGACCTGACGGCGGTCAAAGATTCCTTGCGGCAAAGCATTGCCGAGATGGAACTTACTCCGAGCCAACTGGACTCCATGATCCAGATTTTCGAGTATGTGTCACAGAACCCTGACCAGTATCCGAGTATCCGCGAAGAGATGATCCGCAACGACTACGTCGATGCGGAGGACTTGCCGGAGCAGTACGATCCGGAATTCTTGGGTACGGTGCTTGCCATCCTTAACGAGTTCAAGTCATCCGTGGGCCAAGTAGCGCAGGCCCCGATGCAAGAGGAGCCGCCCATTGCCGGCGAGGCCCCAATGGCGTATGCCGCAGGTGGTCTGGTAGACGTGGCGCAGTATCTTGCGGCGCAGGGTCGGCACGGCGACAGCATGCTGGCACATATCACCCCTGACGAGGCCGACCTTTTGAAGCGCCACGGTGGCTCCGGGACGATTAACCCGGTTACGGGATTGCCGGAGTTCTTCCTTAAGAAGGCATTCAGGGAAGTAAAGCGGCACTTCAAGAACATCGCAAGTGCTGCCAAGAAGGTACTCAAGAGCCCGGTGGGTCGGATTTTGGCGACTGTTGCGCTGGCCACAGTTCTTGGTCCAGCAGGGGTTGGACTGTCAATGGGCATGGCAGGTGGTCTGGCGGGAGCAGGTACGACGTTAGCTGCTGGCGGATCGCTGAAGGAGGCTCTGGTCTCTGGCGCAATGGGATATGTTGGTGGCGGAGGCACGATCATGGGCGCAAGCCCTATCTCTGCGGTAGGCCAGTATCTTCCAGGTACAGCTGGTTCCGCGCTCAATACGGGCCTTGCCACGGCTGCGATTGGGACAGGTGTCGGCAAAGTGGCGGGCATGAGCACTGCCGACGCGCTGAAGATGGGGGCTATGTCGGGCGCGTCCGCGGCAGCCCTGCAAGGGTTGCAGAACATGTCCGCCGCGCAAACGGCGCAAGCGACCCAGGCCCCGCAAGCCACGTCCGGTCAAGGGCTACGCATGGGAGGCTCTGAACAGGGTATTAACCTGAATTCGCCTCCAAGCGATATGGGCTTGAAGATGCCCGATGTGTCCGGCATGAACCAAGCAGCAGGTGCTGCTCCTGCCGATTTTGGGCTCGTTCCGGGTGCGCCGCCCCCGCCATCTGGCCCGATGGATACGTTGGCGGCAGGCGCCAAGAAGTTCTATGGCGAGTATCTTTCTCCCAGCCGGCCCGGCCTGCCATCGGACGCTGGCACGCTGCAGCGCTACGGCCCGCTTTTGGCCACGGCTGGGGCGGCATCCGCGTTTATGCCGAAGAAGCCCTCCAATCAGTCTCCCTTGTTCGCCCAAGGCCAGACGGGGTTCTCTTACATGCGGGAAAACCCCGATTTGTTCCGTGGAGGGCTCGGCATGTATCAGCCTCCGCAAGAAGGAGGGGGTACGATTGTCCCTACCCCTTCGTACTCAGGCTATCAGCCCATGTACGAGGGCATCATGTCGGCTCCGGGGCTCGGCATGCAGCAGTACCCTGACTACAACCAAGAGGGATTGTACGGCGTACCGCAGATGGGTATTCGGGGGTATGCAGACGGAGGCGAGTTGCGCGAAACGTCGTTCCCGCGCAAGACGGGCGCAATCGACGGTCCTGGAACAGGTACTTCGGACTCCATCCCTGCCATGCTGTCGGATGGCGAGTTCGTGTTCACCGCCCGCGCAGTACGCAATGCGGGCGGCGGAAGTCGTCGCAAGGGTGCCGCGCGCATGTACAAACTGATGAAGATGCTTGAGGGCGGCCCTGTAAAGGCGAAATGACATGGCAGACAACAACGTAACGCAAACCATAATGCGGGAAGACCCCGCGATTGAGGCGTACAAACTCAAGTTGCTGCAGCAAGCACAGGCACTTGCGTTCAACAACATCGTAGACGACAGTGGCAAGGTCATCGGTCAGCGGACCCCGCTTGCCCAGCAGTTGCCCGCGTACCAAGTAGCAGGGTTCTCCCCTGCACAGGCCGCCGCGATGCGTGCGGCGGAACAAACTGGGGTTGGCGCTTTTTCGCCCTACCTTACTGCGGCCAATCAGGCCCTCGGTGGGGCGTACGCCACGACGGGGGAGGCCGCCAACATCCTGCGCGGCGCGGACACTCGGCGGCAGTTCACAGACGCGCAGCTTGCCATGCAGCAAGCCGGCGGCGCCGCCGCGGGGATGGCGCAGGCATTCCAGCCGATACAGCAAGGCATCGGTACGCTTGGGCTTGCAGGTCAAAGGGCCATGGCAGCCGACACGGCTGCTCGGATCGCACCCGCGTATCAGGACTTGAACACGGGCCTTGGTTCGTTGGCCACGGCTCAGAACATGGCGGCGCTGTCCAGTCAGGCCAACCTCCAGCCCGCCACTGCTGCCATCGGGCAAGGATTGTCGGGTATATTGCAGGCACAGCAGATGGCCGCAGCGGGTCGCGGCGCCGATTTCTCCGGTTCTCAGGCGCTGCTGCAGCAGGCTGCCGGTCAGACGATGGCGGCACAGCCGCAGTTCGGGCAGGCGCTAGGCGCTATCGGTCAGGGTCTTGGCACGGGGCAACAGGCCATCGGCATGGCTCGGCAAGCGGCGCAGCAGCCAGGGTTCGGCATGGCGGAAAGCGCGCTGATGGGTGGGCTTGGCGCGCTTAGCGGAGCTACGCAGCGTTTTAGCCCGACGGATACTTCCGCTTTCATGGACCCGTATCGTCAGCAGGTGATTGACGAATCGATGCGCCAGATCGAGCGGCAGTCGCAGATTGCGCAGCAAAACCTTAACGCACAGGCGGTACGTGCGGGAGCGTTTGGAGGGGAGCGAGAAGGGGTACAAAGAGCCGAACTTCAGCGCGGTGCGCTGGAACAAAAGGCCAATACCATTGCCAATCTACTTAGCCAGGGCTACACACAAGCGCAGGCTAATGCGATGGCGTCGTTTGAGCAGCAACAGCAGCGTGAGATGCAGGCAGGTCAGGGCATCGGGCAGCTTGGTTCGCAGTTCGGGCAGCTTGCAGCACAACAGGGTTCGCTTGGTCAGCAGGCCGCGCAGCTTGCAGCACAGCAAGCGGGGCTTGGCGTGCAGGCCGGAAGTCAGATCGGAAGCCTTGAGGCGCAACAGGCACAACTTGGGCAGGCCGCAGCGGGGCAACTGGCAAACATCGGGCAGACCGTCGGTCAGCAGGCAACGCAACAGGCGCAGCTCGGGCAGGCAGCAGCGGGGCTGTACGGAAATCTTGCACAGCAACAGGTTGCGGCGGGTCAGGGACTTGGCCAGCTTGGTATCGGCCAAGCGCAACTTGGTCAGCAGGCGGCGAATGTGTACCAGCAAGCTGCGCAGCAATATGGCAATCTCGCCTCGCAGCGTGGGGCGTTGGCCGGCCAGGAGTCGGCAATCGGCCAAAATGTCGCGGGCCAGTTGGCACAACAGGCGGGGCAGTACGGGCAGCTTGGTGGACAGCTTGCAGCGGTATACGGTCAGCAGGGGCAGCAGTTCCAGAACCTTGGGCAGGGCATCGGGCAGCTCGCCGGCCAGCAGTTCGGCATTGGTCAACAGCAGGCCGCGGGTCTTGGCGCGTTGGCCGGGCAGCTTGGGCAGCTTGGCGTGCAACAGGGTGCGCTAGGACAGACGGCGCAGGCAATGCAACAGGGCGATGTCAACTTCCTGTACAACGTCGGTCAGGCGCAGCAGGCTTTCAATCAGCAGGCTATCGACGCGCAGCGTGCGACGGAACTCCAGAAGATTTACGCTCCGTATCAGCAGGCAGGATTCTTGTCGGACATTTATAAGGGCGCTCCGTCCTCGCAGATGTCAACGGCCATAACTAGCCAGCCTACAGCCAGCCCATTCCAGCAGGCGGTAGGCATTGGCCTCGGGGCGTTGTCCACGGTATCCGGCGCCAAGAAAGCAGGTCTTTTTTAAGGTGGCATGATGAAAGAAAAGATGATGCGGGAAGCTGACGACGTCGAAAACGTCGGCATCATGCAGGGGTTCATGGATTCCATGGACGACGGCGAGGAAGACGACGACGGCGAAGATTCGGACGAAGGCGATGGTTACAACGCGGAGAAGGTAACCCGCGAGCGCCGCCCGGATGCGCCCGAGATTCTCATGAACAACCTCCGCGGTGACATGCGTTCGTTGGACGCGCGCCGGGATGAATTGGCGGACTTGGTTGGGTACGCTGCCGCGAGCGAGACCCCCGATTCGGTCCTGGCCATGCTTCAGCCCATTCTCGCATCACAGGCCCAAGGTGCTGCCGGTGGGATCGGCGCATTGCCGCCTTCTGCAGAGATGGCACAAGGCCCGCAGCCTCCCATGCCTCCGCAAGAGATGCCCCCTGCCGCGCCTGAAATGCCCGGCATGGAGATGGCCCCGCCTGCGCAAGACGGTGGTATTGCCGCCCTCATGGCACAGCAGGGTGCTCCTTCTATGCAGGAACCTGCACAGTTCGCGCGTGGAGGGTTAGTCCAGGGTTTCGCTGAGGGGTCCGACGAGGACGGTGTGACCCCTATGCAGGAACCTCCGTCCTCCGAAATGGGTATTCCCGCGACGCCTGAGATGGTGGAGCGCGCTCGTGCGCAGTTTGCAGGCATGTTGTCGCAACAGCCGACGGCGGTCCCTGATCTACGTACTGCAGCCGAAGAACGCGCAAAGCTGTACCGAGAAATCCTCGGGGACAACACACAAGCGCAGCAAGCGCAGATGCTCATGAGCCTTGGGCAACGGGCCTTTGGTTTTGCAGCCAATGTGGACGATCAAGGGCGCCCGCTGCGCGGATCGTTCTTATCCCGCTTGGCTGGCGCTACGAGAACCCTTCCAGGGGAGATGGCGCAGTACATATCCGCTACCGATGAACAGCAGCGCAAGGCGCGTATGCTCGGGCTTCAGGCTGCTGAGAAGGATGTTGAATCCACGCGCGCATCCAATATGAAGCTTTTGGAGTCGCAGCGTAAGGGCTTCACAGACATCTTGAAGGCGGATGCCAAGGCGAAAGGTGTGGGCGCCGCGGGTACGGGCCGGATCGGTAAAGGGGACTGGGAGTGGGGGGTAGTGGCTGAGCCAGGACTGATGGCCCGATTTGCAAAAGGGGAGACGACGCCCGACGAAGAAGCTCTTATTGTAGCTGCACGAGACAAGTTCCTGCTTCCCGTTACAGAACTGCGTACGGACCCTGATAGCAAAGAGCAGTACACCGTGACCAGACCAGGGATTATCCCTACGGGTATGCGGAACGCATTTGCCGTCCGACAACAGGGTGGTTTTTCGGCTCCGGCGCCTTCCCCTGTTGCGCGAGGAAGTGCTCCTGCAGGGACAGAGGTACGCACCCCTGCTTTACCTGGGCAGGACGTCTCGACCGTGCAGGAGTTGGCTCCGTCCGTTGCGTCTAAGGGTAAGGAACCCGCAACCCCTCAAGAGCCAGCGGCGGCGCCCCAAAAGGAACCGACGTTGTGGGAGTTAAGTGGGCAGATAGCTGGCCCAGTCGCAGCAGGAAAAGCCGTTCTGAACAGGGTTCCTGGTCTTGGCGGGCCGTTTGCCGATGTAAGGTACGCGCAAAATTATGCGCGGCAGAAGACTAACACTCTTGTGGAAGCGCTACTCAAAAGCACCCAAGGAGGCGTGACAGAGCAAACCCGCCTGCGTGAGATGCTTAACACCGGCCCTTCCGTGTACGATCCGAATTCCTACGAAACTGATTTGATTGCGCTTGGGTCAATGGTTCGAGAGAGGATCGCCCGATATGGGGAGGAAAGTTCGACAAAACCGGGGACCGTGGGGCACGGTTTATCCCCTGATCAGCGAACCAAGGCGCGGGAAAAAGCAGCTTTCTTCAAGGAGCAGTACCATAGTCTAGGACTCCCTCCTGTTGTCAACAGCAAAGCAGAATTTGCCAAGTACCCCGAAGATACAAGGGTATTGTGGCGCGGGTACAAACTGCTTAAGGTTGGGCCTAAGGCTCCAAAAGAATAAAGGAACATCATGGCTGGGAAACCCGCAGACACTCTTCCGCTTGATCCTGAAACGGAAATCCCTCGTATCAGTGTCTACGGAACTTCTACGTCCAAGCCGGCTGAAGAGGATGACGACATCCCGGAAGGTCTCGTCGAATTGGATAGCGGAGACGAGCGCTCAGCGTGGAGATTTAGCTCAGAGTCCGAGGATGACATCCCTGAGGGACTTGTCCCTGCTACGCCATCATTCGCTGAAAGAGCGATGGAACTTGGGCTTGGCACTACCGAGGGAGCCCTTACTGGGTATCCTGCGGCCCGCGGAGCAATTGCCGGTGGTAGGCTTGGTGCCTCAATAGGAGCGCCCCTTGGTCTGCCAGGGGTGTTAGGTGGCGGAACATTGGGTGCGCTCATTGGTGGAGGAGCCGGGTACCTGCTGGGGGAAAAGGCCGCCGAAACGGTTGTCCCACCGCTAAGTGATCCTGAATTAAGGGGCTATCGGGCAGCAGGAGAAACCTTCGGCCAAGCCATCGGCGCGGCCCCTGCGGCGTTTGCTCTTCCGGTATCGTCCGCGAACCGCGTTTCACGGTTCTTGTCTGGGATCGGTGAGTTTGCGCGGAAAAATCCGAAGGCGTATCTAGCTTCGGAGGCTATTCCAGGTGCGTGGGCCGGTATTGCAGGCGGTACAGCGGAAGAGTATTACCCAGGGGAGAAGGGAATTCGTCTTGGTGCGGAGCTTGGCGCGGGCGGATTGGCGATGCTTTCCCCGGCAAGAATACTAACCAGTTCCATGGGCTTAATCTCCCAAGGCATCAAGAAAGGAATTGGCGCGGTTACAGGCCGAGGCGTGACCGAGAGCGCCTATGAGGGTGCTGCAGCCAAAGCCCTGCGCGAACTCCTGCAGACAGGCGAGGTTGACATCCCTGCGCTACAGCGAGGACTCCGTGCGCCTCTTCAAACGGAGGGACTTCCTGGTGCTGCAGGCAAGATTACGCCGACTGCCGCGCAGAAAACAGGGAATCCTGTGTTGATGGCGTTTGAGAATGCTCTTGCCAGAGGTAGTGCTAGGTTTAGTGGAGAAGCCGCCGAGCAAGGTAAAGAGGCGTTTCAAGCACATCGGCTTCTTCTTGACCGTCTCCGGCAGGACGGGAGCCCCGATGCATTGCGCCAAGCTGCAGAAGTACAGGAAAACCTGTTCAAGGGGCAATTAGAACTGTCTCTGCAGAACGCCGATGCTGCGTCGGCCGAGGCAATTGCCAAGATGACGCAAGGGCTTGGTGCGGATGCCCCCACTACGATCCGCGCTCAAATTGGTGAAGTAGTCAAGACGAACACTCAAAACGCGCTCGAAGCCGCACGGAATGTTGAATCTTCGCTGTGGAACAGCGCTATCGATACTCTCCGTGCCAAGTCTTTTCGCACCGTTGTTGATCCCAAAACACTGGCAGAGAGGCGAGTACCGAATATCCCAAGACTCACGCCGTCAAACGCGGTTAATGACTTCCTAGAATACGCATCTAGTATCTCGAACGAGGTGTTTGATGCGAATACCCCACCATTGGTCAAATCAATCATGGCCAAACTCGGGGTTTCATCCGGAGCGGTCAGAACATACAAGGCGGGCAAGAACACCGAAGAATTCGTGACGAATGGGGTGATCCCTTCCAAGTTTATTCCAGACGCGAAAGACGTGGACATAAGCGAGTTGGTTAGCGACCGAGCCGAGCTATTGAAAATGGCGAGGGAGGCCGCGGGCCAAGGGAACCGCTCCGCGTCTAACTTTTACAGCACTCTGGCCGAAAGCATGATGAAAGACCTTGAACAGGTCAAGAATCCTGCTTTGGACGAGGCACGCGCCTTTTCTCGTTCGCTTAACGATGTGTTTACGCGTACTTTTGCGCGTACCGCATCCGAAGGAATGGACGTGGCGAAGACAGGGGCTCAGCGCCTCCCTGCGGAAATCCTAGTATCTAGGGCATTCAGCGGCAATGTTGATGTGGCAACCAGTCGAATGTCCGAGATCGAGGACGCAGTCAAGTTTGTGTCCACGAAGTACGATGATGCAGTTAAGCAATTTGGCGCCGATAGCCCTCAGGCTCTCCTCTTAAAAGGCCCCGCCGAGATATCAAGGGAAGGTGCTTCTTCCATCTCTGACGCGCATGCGCGGGCCTTGCGACTCGCCGCGTCGTCCGCCATCAAGACAAGCTTTGACCCTGCAACGGGGAAGGAAGTCACGCGGCTATCCGTGCCGGAACTCCAACGCTTCGTGGCGGAGTACCGCCCGATGTTGGACAAGTTAGGGTTGACGGGCGACCTTACCGACGCAGTTAAGGCCGAGAACCTGTTCCGGCAGGTGCAGACCCAGAACAGCGCACTCCTGCAGAGGGCCGCGGACCAATCCGCATGGGCGGATGTTCTAAAGGCCAGTAAAGACCGTCCGAGCGAAGCAATAGGCAACGTCTTAAACGGGAAAAACCCTGTTCAGGGGCTTAGAAACCTCGTTCAGCTTGCAGAAAAAAGTGGTCCTTCCGCGGTCAGGGGACTCAAAGCGTCGTTGTTTGACTACGCATACGAAAAAGCGTCTTCGTCTGGTGGGTTGAAGTTTAGTCCTCGCCTATACGAGAAGGCATTATTTGAACCCATTGCGCCTCAAAAGCCTTCGTTGGCGAGGATATTCGGTGATTCAGGGGCGATGCCTTTGTCCGAGGTCAAGCGCTTACGGCGCGTGGCCACTGCCATGGTACGGGTTGAGGACGCCGCCGCAAACCGGACAGTCGCGGATAACGTGTTGCCTGCGGCAGATGCCATATCGGAACTTGGGCAACGAATGATTGGTGCCCATGTCGGATCGGCAATCGCACCGAAGGGTCCTGGCTCGCTAGTCGCAGCCTCAGCAGGGTCAAATGCGGTTCGGAAACTGTTAGACAAACTTCCGTCAAACGCCACGAGGCTTGTCCTTGAACGCGCGGCAAAAGACCCGGAGTTCATGAGTTTGCTACTGGATCGCCCTGGTACACCTGCCGAAAAACTGAGGCTTGCGCGCTCCTTGCACTCCTACATGGCTTCGGCGGGGATGAATTTTGCGGAGTTTGATGAGCCCAAGCCCGAACCGCAACGCGCGCAGGCTCCTACAACCTTCACGGGCCAGGGCCAAGCAGCGAGGGCCTTGAGGCAATTGCCGGCAGCCCCTGCAACGCGAGGGGTGTCCTTCACTGGTGGCAAGGCTACAGCAGCTACAGCATCTCCAGCAGCGGGTCAAGGGCCGGCAGCCGCGCCGGGTGGAGCGCGGACCGCGCTCCAGTCTTTGTTCCCGTTTGACACGATTAGTTCGATGTTCCGAGGCAGCGCTCCGCCTCAGTGACGCGTTTCCACCACTGGGCCTTGAAGGATTCAAACTCAGGGCCAGTGGTGGTGAACTCCTGCGTCGTTCCGTCTTGTACGGCGATAAGTACGGCGCCGAATTTGATCTCGGTACCGTACATACGGTCATGGGCTAGCGCGTAGGCGGCAAGCTGGTGAAAGTAGTCCGTGATGTACTCGTGCCGCTTAGGCTTAACAGACTGTTTGAAGTCCACGATGGCCAACTTCCCCCTGTATACCGCCACAAGGTCCGTGGTCCCGGCATAGCGTTCGTCGTAGTGCAAGCCGACTTCCGTGCCGAATACTGTGGTTATGTGCTGGAAGTACGAGTTGGCCAATCGGAACGCCATCTCGTGGCCGCGCAGTGATTCCCAGTCCTGCCCTATGGTCAGGGGCTTGTTCTCAAGGATGCATTCAAGCGTCTCGTGCATGTTTGTCCCGACATGCGCTGCGCGCTCCTTCTGTTGTGTGGCCGCAACTGTCCCGATCCTTGCCTCCCACTCCACAAGCTTTTGCTTATCCTTCGTCCTGTCCAGAATCGTGGTAACGGACGGTACCTTAACCGTATCAACAAGATATTTACGACCCCCTGGTGACTCGATTCGCTCAAGCCTCTTGTATAAGAAGCGGGGTTCATGTGGGAAGAGTGTCACTTGATCCACTCCCGTGCGTGCTCTCCGAGGATGGTATTGGCAATGTTCATCTTCTTCTGGAGGGCTTCCACGATCTTCTCATCGACGGTGTTTGGAGAAGACAGGTCTATGTAGGTCATCTTGTTCTTCTGCCCGTAGCGATCAATCCTTGCTTCAGACTGAAGGCGAATCTCCAGGTCATAGCCGTTTGAGTAGTAAATCATCGTGTGGGCTTCGGTCAGGGTAAGCCCATACCCTCCCGTCCGTGGTTGACCGACGAAGAATCGTAATTCGCTATCAGGGTCCTGGAATCTGTCTACGATGTCCGACCGTTCTTCAGGGGTGGTATCCCCAAAGTAGGTGGCCACAGAGTTCATGCCGTAGGCTTTTGCAAGAGCGTTTTTTATTGCCTCGATGTCGTGTCGGAAGTGTGCCCATATGATGATCTTGCCGTCTGACTCCTCGATGGATGCCAATAACTCATCCATGCGATTATTCTTCAAGGCAATGACCTCTCCGGTATCAAGAGTCACGTGCCCGCATACGATCTGCTGAAGTCGCATGATCTGTGTAAGAGCGTTGACGGTCGTCGTGATCCCTTGTTCAAACGTCGCCAATGCCGCCAACACCATTTGGTCGTATGCCTTGCGTTGTTCTGGAGTGAGTTCCACATCGCGTTTCAGGAAAACCTTGTCAGGAAGGTCGAAACACTCGTCCTTTCGCACGCGAAAGCTGAACCGATCAAGCGTCTGCTTGAGTTCGTCTAGCCGGCGGTAACCCACGATTTGTTTGAAAGAGTGCGAGGCCAGCGTACGCTCCACGGTGACAGCGTACCTGGACTGAAACGCAAAGTAGCTCGGCACGTTCAAACAGTTCGGGGACAAGAACTCACACTGCTGGTATAGGTCCATCGGGCTTTTGGTAACCGGGGAGCCCGTCGCGATCCGCCTGAACCGCGCTCCAAGGCCCACCTTTACCGCATTCTTGGACCGTGTCGCGGTGTGGCCCTTTATGGTGGTGCTTTCGTCAATCGCCATAAAGGCATCGTGCGCCAGCAAGAATCTCTTGGCGAACGTCGTGCCACGGGGCGTGCTGAACGCCTCGACGTTCATGATCAGAATTTTCAGGTCTTCTGATATTTCGAAAAGGTCGTCAAGTGCCTTCTGTTCTGCTTTCTTAGGACTCGGCGCCCATATGGCCATGCGGTATACGACGTGCTCTGGAAGGTGCTTTGGAATCTCAATCTTCAGCCAGTTCCTGTACACACCTTTGGGGGCGACCAGGAGCATGGCGTTGATCTTCCCTTGGTCGTAGAGCATTGCCGCGTTGTTGATCAACATGAAGCTTTTGCCGGTTCCTGTATCGGCAAATAGCGCTGCGACCTTCGCGTCCCAAAACCGTTGCAAGTATGCCTGTTGATGCACAAATGGCTTGTTCTTGAACGGATATGTCTGTAAAAATCGGTCCATACGTTCTAGCTTTCTTTGTTGGGCTTGCAGGCCCGGTGGCGCTAGTGTACAGTCTGGATTCGTTTCAAGAAAGGAGAAAGAAGTGCCAACTGTGTACGTTGTGTCGGAGACGACGCAGCACAATATCGCAAGTGCCCTGGACTACGGCAACATTGAGACAATTCTTCCGCCCATGGCGCAGATTGCATTCTCTGTCGCTCCTACGGTCAGGCGTATTCAACGCAAGCTAGAGAAGTTTTGCGACGATGACTTTCTGTTGCTGATTGGCGACCCATCCGCCATAGGCATTACGTGTGCTGTGGCTGCGGCACGGAACCATGGTCGTTTCAAGTGTTTGAAGTGGGACAAGCGGGAGCGTCGGTATATCCCTTTGTCTGTTGATCTGTTCAAGAAAGGAGAAAGCAATGAGCCTTACGAATTTATTTGAAGATGATGCTGGCGCACTCAAGGTAGCAGACGACCACGTGGTGGGCCTTGCTAACTTGGCCCGTTCAGCTAAGTTGCTTGAGAAGGAAATTGAGGACCTGGAAAAGACCTTGTCCGAGAAGACTGATCAGTACCGCAAGATTACTGAGCAGACCATTCCGGAAGCACTGGCCGAGACAGGCATGAAATCGTTTGTCATGGAGGACGGATCAAGCATCAGCGTGAGACCGTTCTACGGGGCGAGCATTTCTAAGGCCCGTCAGGCAGAGGCTTTTCAGTGGCTGCGGGATCACGGTTACGATGACCTGATCAAGAACACCGTCAGCGTCCGATTTGGGCGCAATGAAGATGAACTCTGTGAAGGGCTCATCGGTTCCCTGCAGAAACAGGGATTCCCTGTAGAGCAGCATCAAAAGATTGAGCCCCAGACGCTTAAAGCGTGGGCCAAGGAACGTATCGAGAAGGGGCAACCCATCGACACGGAGCTTTTTGGCGTGTACATCGGCCAGAAAGCAATCATCAAGTCTGTTTAACCACGAACCACGAATCGAGGATCACGAACTATGAGCAAGAACGAAGTAGCGAAACAAGAAAGCAACACCGCATTGGCCATCTTCAGTGACATGGAGCAGGATGCCGGCGCAGGTTTTGACGGGATGACGCAAGAGGACTATGCGCTACCGTTTCTGCGTTTGTTGACCTCCACGAGCCCTGAAGTCGGCGACATGGACGGGGCCATGCCCGGAATGGTCATGAATACCGTCACTGGCGAATTGTTCGATGGCAAGAAAGGCATTTTGGTAGTCCCTTGTGCGTATGTCCGTCAGTACATTGAATGGGCACCTCGCGGGCAAGGTACCGGGGCACCCATCCACATCTACCCTGCTACCAGTGACGTTCTGTCTAAGACCCATCGGGTGCCTGGAGAGAGTAGGGATTACCTGGACAACGGTAACTATATTGAAAACACCGCCAACCATTACGTAATGATGTTGGACAACAACGGTGTGCCGAGTCCTGCGATCATCGTCATGAAGTCCACCCAGCTTAAGAAGAGCCGGAAATGGAATTCCATGATGCAGAGCGTCAAGATGGTGGGTAAGAACGGGTTGTTCACCCCTCCTATGTACAGTCAAGTGTACAAGTTGACTACCGCTTCCGAGTCAAACGATAAGGGTAAGTGGTTTGGGTGGGAGATTGAGCGAGTCGGTCCTGTGGAGTCGAATGACGTGTACACCGCCTGTCGTGCTTTCGCCCAATCGATTAGTGCGGGTGACGTCAAGGTGAAACACGAAATGTCCGAGGGGCGTGGCGCGAGCGACGATGTAGCACCCTTCTAGTGTCCTAGGGCGGAAGCAGGGATACACTACATTCCCTGCTTTCGTCTTTTACCGAAGAAAGAAGAAATGACGAACACCGCACGATTCAAGTCGATTTTCGCTGGCCTTGACGTCGCATACGGTACCTATCGTATAGACAGCACAAGGAGTGGCGGAAAACAGGCCGGCAAGGCTGTTGTGGTGCGCAAGCCTCCCACAGATGATCTGTGGGAGAAGCACCTTCAAGGTAACGAGCCATCCCTGGGAATCATCCCGATCCGTGCAGACAACACATGCATATGGGGATGCATTGATATTGACCAGTACCCCCTGGACCACACTGGATTGGTCAACAAGATCAGGGAACTGGAGTTGCCTTTGGTTGTGTGCCGCAGCAAATCAGGTGGCGCGCATGTGTTTTTGTTTGTCAAGGCTCCTATGGCAGCCGGTGACATGCAGCGCTATCTCAAGGCATGCGCTTCCGTACTAGGTGAATCGGGCAGGGAGATATTCCCTAAACAGTCCGAAATCCTGATTGAGCGTGGCGACACCGGGAACTTCCTGAACCTGCCTTACTTTGGCGGGGACAGGACTATGCGTTACGCAATCAAGGATGACGGCAGCGCCGCGACCCTTGAGGAGTTTTACGCGCTTTACGACCGGTTTGTACAGGAGCCCACGGTTCCTGCACCCGAAGAACCAAAGAAGCCTGATCACCCCATCAAGGACGGACCGCCTTGCTTGCAAGCCATATGCAGCAGGGGGGTACCTGAAGGGACAAGAAACAACGCGCTGTTTGCTATTGGGGTGTACCTAAAGCGTGCCAAGCCTTCCGTGTGGGAAGACGAACTGGTCGCACACAACCTGAAGTACGTGCAGCCGGCTCTACCGAACAACGAGCTGCAAGTCGTCATTAAGCAGCTACATAAGAAGGACTATAAGTACAAGTGCAAGGACGCTCCGCTAAATAGCTTTTGCAACAGTGGGCTGTGCCGCACTAGGAAGTTCGGTATCGGAGGGGATGCTCCCGATGCCCCACAGCTATCTTCGTTGTCAAAATACAACAGCGACCCGCCGTTATGGTTTCTTGATGTCAACGGCAAGCGGGTGGAGTTGGATACGGACAATCTGTTCAACCAAGCTGCCTTTCAGAAGGCATGCATGGATCGCCTGAACCTCCTCCCTCCGACTCTGCGAAAGCAGGATTGGGAGCAGATGCTCAATGGCCTGCTGCGTGAAATGGTGGAAAGCGAGCAGATTACCGAGGCCACTGAGGACACCAGTCTTACCGGTCGGTTCAATGATCTGGTTGAGGAGTTCACAACCCACATGCAACAGGCATTGGACCGTGATGAAATCCTCATGGGCAGGCCATGGGTGAATGACGATGAGGCGAAGGTTTACTTCAGGATGAAGGACCTTGAGGCCCATTTGACGCGGAACAACTTCAAAGGGCTTTCACACCCTAAGATGGCGCAGCGTATTCGGGAACTTGGCGGCGAACCCATCAGTCTACTGCTTAAAGGACGTACTGCTAGGTGCTGGAGAATGCCACGGTTCGCGGGCCAAGATGCTCCGTTCCGTACTCATACGCAATCCAAACCTGCGAGTCCGTTCTAATGCGTACCGACGAAAAGGAGCAAGGGCCGAAGACATATAAAGTCTTCGGCCCGCCTTGACTTGGGTCAGGCAAAACCACTTTTCTCTTGAACATTGTTCAGCAGGAACTTAGCAACGGTACTGAACCTTCAAGGATCGGATATTTCAGTTTCACCCGGAAGGCTGCCACGGAGGCGCGGGATCGTGCCATTGAGAAGTTCCCCGAACTGCGACCAGAGGTGGATTTTCCGTGGTTCAGGACTCTGCACAGCCTTGCCTATCGTTGTCTAGGCATAAACCAGAAAGACATGATGTCCGCCGAGAACTACAACGAATTTGCCAAGGAGGCGGGCATCCAGATAGGTCTGTTGGGCGACGGCGATGAGTTCCTTGTACAGACAGACAACCCCGTACTCAACGAGATCAATGTTGCACGGATCAAGGGCCTAGACCTTAGAACGCATTACAACCAGTCCAGTATGCGGGTGGAGTGGTTCCACTTTGAGTACGTGGAGCGGGCGTACCGCCACTATAGGGATTCCAGGAATCTGATTGACTTCACTGATCTGCTGGAATTGGCGGTGCAGTCAAAGGACCGTCTTCCTTACCTTGATGTGCTGATCATCGATGAGGCTCAGGACCTATCACGTCTACAGTGGAAACTCGTTGAGACTCTTATCTCCAAGGCAGGTAAGACCTACATAGCCGGAGACGATCAACAGGCGGTGTACACATGGGCAGGGGCGGACGTTGATTCGTTTCTTACCCACGAAGGAGAGACCATCGTCCTTTCACAGTCCTGGCGAGTGCCAAGACGTGTGCATGAGATTGCATCCGAGGTAGGAAAGCGGATCAGGAATAAGCAGGATAAGACATGGAATCCAAGGGATAGCGAGGGTGAAGTCCAGTATTACACCGATTGGCACAATGTAGACGTGAGCCGCGGAGAGTGGCTTGTGCTTGCAGCGGCAAATTACATGCTGTCCGGAATGTATGACTGGCTCAAGAGCCAAGGGCTATTGTTCGAGCGTCACGGACAACGGTCCATATCTGACGAAATTCTTACCGCCGTTCTTGGGTGGGAGACGCTTAGAAAGGGCCAAAAAGTGTCATTCTCTACCGCTAAAACCATCTACAAGTACCTAAGTCCCGATTTTCTACTTAAGGGGCACAGGGGTCTACGGACCGCGGACCAAGACTCAATGTTCGATATGGCATGCCTGCGCGAACACCATGGGCTAACGACTGACGTCATATGGCACGAAGCGCTGTCAAAGATATCGGAAGACCGCAGGCGGTACATCATCGCATTGCTGCGGCGTGGCATAAGGCTTACGGACAGGGCACCCATACGACTGTCCACGATCCACGGCGCTAAAGGCGGTGAGGCAGACAACGTATTACTACTGAGCGACCTAACTACTAAGTTCGCACTTGATTACGAGCGTGACTCAGATAGTGTCAATAGGTTACTCTATGTCGGCGTTACTCGCGCTAGGCAAAGCCTGCACATAGTGATGCCTAAGAATGTTCAGAAAGGATTCCGATTGTGAGTAAGCGGTGCATGCGCACGACTGCGATGTTTCCCATTCAATCTGAATGGGTGCCTCCGCAGACATTTCCAGATTTATCTTCTGCCAAGGAGATTGCAATTGACCTTGAGACATGCGACCCAAACCTTGAGACCATGGGTCCGGGTTGGCCTAGGGGGGATGGCTACATCGTCGGTTACGCTGTGGCTGTGGATGGATGGTCAGGGTATTTTCCCGTGGCTCATGGCGGTGGCGGCAATCTTGATCGGCGTATTGTTGAGCGATGGGTTGCGGAGGTGCTTTCCCTCCCTGCAGACAAGATCATGCACAACGCCGCGTATGACGCAGGATGGCTCCGGGCAAGCGGGTTTACGATCAACGGCCGAATACTAGACACGATGCTGGCTGCGCCGCTGCTGGACGAAAACAGGTTCAGTTACGCGCTTAATTCGCTTGGATTCGACTACCTGAAAGAGGTTAAGTCGGAACAAGGACTGAAGATCGCGGCCCAGGATTTTGGCGTGCATGCCAAGAAGGAATTGTGGAAGCTGCCTGCTATGCACGTTGGAGAGTACGCAGAGCAGGACGCCGCGCTGACACTCAAGTTATGGCAACACTTCAAAGCCCTTTTGGCGCGTGAAGAACTGGAATCCATCTTTGATCTTGAGACGCGCGTACTGCCTGTCCTCGTGGACGTCACCCTGAAGGGTATCCGTTTTGATCGCGAAAAATGCCAGCGCCATGTAGAAGACCTGCGCAAGAAAGAAGCCGAAATCCTGCGCTTTATCAAAGAACAGGCTGGGGTATCCGTGGATATCTGGTCGGCGGTTAGCATCGCAACAGCGTTTGATCGCCAAGGCATTCAATATCCCAAAACGGCCAATGGTGCACCTAGCTTCACCAAAACCTTCTTAGACAGCCATGCGCACCCCATGGCCAAGAAGATCCTTGAAGCACGCGAATTCAACAAGACGCACAACACGTTTTTGGAGCCCTACCTTAAGCACAGCGCCAAGGATGGGCGCATTCATACGCATTTCAACCAGATGCGCAACGAGGACGGCGGAACCGTAACCGGGCGCCTATCCGCCGCAAACCCAAACCTTCAACAGGTGATGGCGCGGCACGAGGTTCTCGGACCGATGGTCCGCGGGCTGTTCTTGCCGGAAGAAGGCAAGCAGTGGGCGTCGATTGACTTTAGTTCGCAGGAGCCGCGGCTATTGGTGCATTACGCGTCGCTCCTGGGGCTTCCAGGTGCGGAGAAGATGGCGCAGGCGTACCGCGATGACCCCGGTACCGACTTTCACCAGATGGTGGCGGACTTGGCTGGCATAAAACGCAAGACCGCGAAGACGATAGGACTTGCCATCCTTTATGGGGCTGGGAAAGCCAAGATTGCGCAAGAGCTGGACTTGCCCGTAGAAGAAGCGTCTGAAATCATATCTTCTCTTCATCAAAAGGTACCCTTCCTAAAGGGCACCGTAGACGCCGTGATGCGCAGGATCGAGCACCCTGCATCTAACGGGGCAATCAGAACACTGCTCGGGCGAAAATGCCGGTTTCCGCTCTGGGAGCCCGTCGAATGGGGCGTCAACAAGGCCCTTCCGCGCGAACAGGCTGTATTGGAATACGGCCCGCGGATCAAGCGCTCCGGGACGTACAAAGGACTGAACAAACTCATCCAGGGGTCAGCCGCCGACCAGACCAAAGCGGCAATGGTCGCGCTTCACGAAGCGGGCTTCGACATCCGTCTTCAGGTGCACGATGAAATCGCGCTGTCCGTCAATACGCTTGAAGAAGCAAAGCAGGCTGCCGAAATCATGGCCAGGGCTGTACGCCTTGAGGTCCCAAGCCGCTGCGACGTGGAGATCGGACAAAGTTGGGGGGACTCCATGAAATGACGTACATATCAAGCAGCATCCCCGATAAAACTCCGCGAGGGAAAGGCCCAAAACGTCGCTCCTCTGCAACAAGGAAAGGACCCCGGTGGAAGACGCTCTCTGTTCAAGAAAACGTCTTCGTAATGATCAAAGAGATTGCGTTGTTCAGGAAGCAGGCGGCATCCACAATACTTGCCCAGATCGTGGGTGCCGAATTTGACAAGGTGTATCAAGAGTCGCTGTTACTCATGCGAATCGAAGAAAGCCGCAAAAAACAAGAGAAAGCCCGTGAAGCACAGAAGCGAACTGCCGTTACCGATAGAACTGGTTTTTGACATCCTAGAGCCCATGACCATTGATGACGTCGCACTACCCATTCAGGTAGATATCCGCGAGATCATCCTGGAGGTCGTCGGTCCCTCAGGGAAATCAAGACGAGTAGACATCACCAAGAACATAGACGAAAGCACCTTGATTGCCCTTGAAGATGAAATCCTTGAAAACCTACTCGGTGAGGACCGCGATGCAGAAGGAAGTGTTTGATCAACTTGCCGCGAGCGGCCGGTACTACAACACGGGGAAAGTTCTGATCGGCCTGCAACACGCAACACGCCCCAGAAAACTAAATCGGGACGAAGAACAAGTACAAGCCCTGCTCCTGCGTGCTCCGACGCACACACCTACCAAACGCTAAGAACGCACCCCACCATGAAGATCAACCTCAAATACTCCCGCCAAGCGAAAAAACCCAAGCAAGCCGCCCAGGCGGAGCAGTCTCCGGGTGAAGTAGAAGCCATCCTCCGGCAACGTGGGGATCGCTACGGCCCCTTTGAGAACCACGCCAAGATCACACAGATGATCAAAGACGTGATGCGCGCCGAAGAAGGGTGGAACCGACTCACCTACCCGCAGCGCGAAGCATTGGAAATGGTCGCCCACAAGATCGGCCGCATGCTCAACGGCGACCCAACCTATGAAGACAACGTCGTGGACATCCTTGGGTACTCAGATTTGATGCTACGTTGCATGCGTGGCAAGGACACGCTGTAACCCTTTAGTGTGATAATTCAGCATCAGTTACTAATGGTGCGCGGACCATGGAATTTCAGACAGTTATCAACGGACTCTTAACGGGCGGAAGCGCCATCGGAGGATGGCTCGCCAAGGAACTGTGGTCCGCGACCAAAGCGCAAAGTGCCGAGATTCACGACTTACGGCGCGAATTAGCCGATCTGAAAGAAGAAATTGCCCGCAACAGGGTGCATCGAGAGGACTTCAAGGAGGCCATCCGAGAAGTAAAAGAGATGCTCAATAAGATCATAGACAAGCTTGAGCAGAAGGCCGACAAATGAGTAAGCCTGTATTCATCGCCCTGCGCAAGACCAACGCCCCTGGATTCCTGCCAGGAGTGTTCTCAAGACTGGTCAGGGCACGCCTGATCACTCGATACCCCCATGCTGGAATAGTCGTAGGCGGACGTCTACTACACATCACTGCCAAAGAAGGCATGCATAGCACGAATCTTCATGATCCACACAACTGGGACTTGTTTCGTGTTGACGTTGACCCGTTACTGGTGTTAGAACGCTTCAATGGTTTAATTGGTTGCAAGTATGACTGGATTTCTCTTCTCGCTTTCGTGTTGCCCTGGCGTGTGTCTGTTAGTCACTGGCTTTATTGTTATGAGTGGGTTTCTTACGCTCTGACAGGTGAACTACCAGGACGACGGGTTACCCCGGAAGACTTGCTGACATTCTCAAAGGGTAAAGATGGCAACAAGCAGTAAGACCAATGAGAAGGTAGACCCGCTCTCCCTTCCTGCATGCGGCCCGTGGGCATGGTTCGTGGAGCGCGTCCTGCCCGGCCTGTTTGTGGCCATCACGCTATCGGTCGTGGCCACCTCGGTGGCAATCTGGCAGAGCGTGGCCCGGATCACGCAGAGCCTGGAGAATCACGAGGAGCAGATTCAGATGTTGCGCCAGGACGTTAAGATCGTGCGCGAGCAGGCGGTAATGCGCTCGGAGCTACTGGAGACGCTCAAGCGGGTTGAGCAGCAATTGCAGATCGCATTGCTTGAAGCGCGCCTGAACGCTAAGAACCAGATCAAGCTGACAAAATGAAGTTATCGCCAAACTTTACGCTTGAGGAATTCACAACGTCGCAGGTGGCGACAAGGCTGGGCATTGACAACACGCCACCGCCCGCCGTCGTTGATAACCTACAGCGCATTTGCGTTGAGGTCTTAGAGCCGCTTAGGCGGGCGATTAACGCCCCTATCGTCATATCGAGCGGCTACCGGTGCCCAGAGCTAAATCGAGCCGTGCATGGGTCAGCAGGTAGTGGCCATATGTATGGCACAGCCGCTGATCTGATCGTGCCGACTGTGCCGGTGCGCAAGGTCTGCCAGCAAGTGTTGCTGTTGCGGCTGCGGTTTGATCAACTCATTGATGAGTTTGGCCGCTGGACTCATGTATCTATTGCCGCAAAAGATGCCAAGCCGCGAGGGCATCAGTTGGAAGCGCGCCTGGCCAAGCCGCGAGGCGTGAACTATTTACCAGTCTCTTTTATCGCAGGGTGAACCATGAACGCACAAATGATTGCAGCCTTAGCCCGCCACCTATTGACCACCGTCGGCGGGGTCTTCGCTGCCAAGTATGGTGTCGATGGGGAATCAATTGACGCTATCGCCGGCGCTGTCGCCACCATCCTGGGCTTCGGCTGGTCGTTCTACGACAAGCGCGCGGCGAAGTAACGCAAGAGCGTCACTCAGGACTCATCCTCGCCTTCTTCAACAACAGGACGGGGATGAGTCTGTGGGCGAAATGCCACATGTTCTAGCTTTTCAAACGCGCCTAGACACTCTGGGTGCATACGGTAAGTGGACCATCCTCCGGTGTTCATACCGTCAGAAGTCACCCAATCCTTGTCAAGCTTCTCCCACCGCATGTAATGCGTCTTGGCGCGGATAAGTTCGCCACACCAGTCGCAATAGTAGGACTTAAGCGCCTTACGTCGAGTAGCTTGAGTGCTGTAGAGCATCTTTACCCCTTTCTGTGGTCAAAAGTTGATGGAATGTAGTCCTTGCACTCGTTTTCGTCTGCTACTGGAGCGATTTGCCTTTGCCACCTAGGATGCCCAGGCTCTCTGCGACGGCACGTTTTACATATTTCTTCTTTATTGCCCGCGCATCGCGCGTAGTCAAAGGGCAGTTTGCTCATTCCAAGTTCACTAGAAAGTGTTTGACGAATTGTCGGCGCTTCTTGACCTTAATGCACAGGCACACAAGCGGCTGATACTCTGGGTCTATTTGACGCTTTGCCCTCTTCGCGTAGTCCTTGATACCTTCGTCCCCCACTCCGAGGTCATATAGCACCGCTAAACCCAACGCGAAGTCTAAAAGGGTCATGTGGCGTGTACCAGGACTTGTTGGTTCATGGTTACTCCTTTCTCGCTGTATAGCGTTTAAGTATAGGGCGATACCCCGTCCGCGGCAATGCGGTATCAGTTACCTCTGACTTTTTTTCGTAGCTCTGCGATCTTGCGTTCAAGCTCGGCCACTTCCGATCCGGGGAAGAACCGCATCCGACAATGAACGCAGGCCCAGAGCGGTACGGGTGCGCCGGTCTCGGTCAGGAACTGGACGATCGCGGCATGGTGGCACGGCCCGGCGCTCGGCGGATTAATCTCGGCTGTCTGTCGCATGTTGGGCACCAAGTCATTGAGTCGGCTCACTTGGCCACCCGTTGCACGAAGTCCCCGCACACCCGCTTGTAGCCCCAGGTCTTGCCCTCGATGCTGGGCATCACAAACACCGGAGCGTGGCCCTTGGCACATGGTGGCTTTGGCACGCCCAGGCGTGAGCGGATAAAGCTTTTACACTCATCGCACTGGCTTGCTTTGCGTTTAGTCATTTCAACCTCACAGCATTAGGCGTCGGAGCCGGACGCGTCACGTTGCGCAACTGATCAAGCGTCACGTGCTCGACCAGAATCTCTGACGCAACCGGCTTGAGTGCGTCGAGCAACGGTGCGGCTTCTTTGATCGGCACGGTCTGGCAGTGAAGCTTGGGTTCGCACACTGCTGGCATTGCATAGCGATAGAAAACGTGGATCATGCTGCCTCCATTGACGGCTGTTTATCCAACGAGGGAAAGCAGTGCAGCGACTGCCACGCACGGAACTTGTCCATTTCCAGTGGCCGTATATCGCTCCACCCGATGGGCCACCCCATCATCCATTCGTGGATCATCGGGGAAGGACGTCCAAACACCTCGGTGAACGCCCTGGCGGCTGGCCATTTCTGCATTGATGCCGCGCAGTAGTTCGCTTTTGTCGTCGGCGTATGCAAGAAACCAATGCCGCTCCCGAATGTGGTCAGAACCCAGGTCTTGCGCGGATAGGGAAATTGCCCTGGTTTCGTAACCCAGCGCGTCAAGGTCGTCGCACGCTTTGTCGATTGCGCTCTTGCTGACGTTTTCACCGAACACGAACCTAGGCTCAACGTCGCAGACGATACGTCGCATTTCTGGCCACAAGTCTTTTCCCGCAATATTCCGGCCTCGCGCCGCTGTGCTGAACGCCTGACAGGGAAACCCCCCAGATACGACATCAATAACGCCTCGCCACTGGCTGCCGTCAAAGCTTTGCACGTCATTCCAAATTGGGAAAGGTTCCAGGAGCCCATCGTTTTGCCGCTGGGCGAGAACGCCTGCGTTCCATTCGGAACACTCAACGGCACCCACGGTGCGCCATCCAAGTATTTTTGACGCAAGCAGTCCTCCACCAGCGCCCGCGAATAAAGCCAGCTCATTCAATTATTAACCTCGTAAGTAGCGGTAGAAGATGTGGATCATGCTTGCCCTCGTTTTGCCAACTCACGGCGAATGTCGCCTTCAATTACGCGCTGCTCTGTTTCCAGGCTCACCGGGTCACCCCATCGACCGCATGTGTCGCATTGCCAGTTGATACGGCCTGATGGATCACGCTTCACGCGGCCACCAGCGTGGAACCAGTCGCACATCAGGCGCTTTAGTTTGTCGATCAGAGCGCCCATTGTTTAGCCTTCTCAAGCATAAAAATTGCGTCACACCTACTCATCTTGCT